CTATGGCAAAATTCATGTACGAAGATACAATTAAGTTCAAAGAACTTTATATGCAGAATGTGTCTTTAAAGATTAGTGAAAGCGTGAAAGAGATTTTACAAAATTGTTTGATTAATATCTTCAAAAAACATTTTTCAAAACAGATTGGAGTTTAATGTTATGAAGCCTAATTTTATTTGTCTTGTTGGTTTGCCCAATAGTGGTAAGACTGAATTTGCATATAGATATAGAGCAGAATATGAAGATGTACATGTTTTTAGTTCAGACGCATTGCGCGAAGAAATGTTTGGGGATGTGAATGACCAAACGCATAATACAGAATTGTTCCAGGAATTACACAAGCGCATGAAAGAGTGTTTGGCTGATGGCCACAATGTAATCTTTGACGCAACCAATTTAAGTTCCAGAAAGCGTAAGGCGTTTGTGGATACACTAAAGAAGATTGATTGTAGAAGAGAGTGCCATGTCATTGCAACGCGATATGAAGTGTGCTTGGCACGGAATAAAGGACGAGCAAGACATGTTCCCGAAGAAGTAATGTATAAAATGCTTACAAAGTTTGAGATGCCATATTATCACGAAGGTTGGGATTTGATTATGGTGCATTATAACGATGTAAATGAGCAGATTGATTTGCAAACCTGGCTTCAAGATATGAAGAACTTTGACCAGCACAATGTACATCATACTCTATCGCTTGGAGACCATTGTGAAAGCGCAAAGAAGTATCTTGAAGAAAATTGTCTTTGTAATATTTCACTTTTATATGCGGCACTTCTACATGATTGCGGCAAGCCATTAACTGGCAAATTTTATGATTATAGCGGCAATCCTTCCGAACAAATGCATTTCTATGGGCATGAGCATGCTTCTTCATATCTGTCGTTATTTTTCGACTTGCCTGAAAATGTAAATAGAATTTATATGTCTTTCTTAATTTCTAATCACATGCGTCCATTTTTAGCATGGAGTAAGTCTAAGAAGTCATTTGAGAAGGACAAAAAGCTATTTGGAGATAGAATTATTAAAGACATTAAAATGTTACATGATGCCGACTTAGCGGCACATTAAATGGATGGTGATTAAATGAAAGATAAGAATCATATTCTTAATAAAGAAACACACACATTGCACAAACAAGTTCTTGTCGAAGACTCTTGGCGATGGTATGAAAGAGATATTATTGATGTATCTATGTGGATTCTGCTAGATAATAAAACAGTACGCATTATGTTTTCTTCAATTGACGATACTGCGGTTTGTTGTGACTTTAGCGAATGGAGTGCAGATAGTAATTGGAAATGGATGAAGCAATGGAGATGGGATACCATTCCAGAGATTGTTAGTACAGAATGGATGTTTGAACATGGTTTCTATCCATATTAACATATGTGGATTGAAATATAAATTTTTTATTGGAGGTATGCAAATGACAAACCCTACAATTCTTTTAAAGGACGATGACAGACATCGTAAGTACACAGGAGTAGACAAATTCCATAGAGCTGGATATTATGGAGAACGTGTTCGCGCAGCTTCTGGTGAAACTTGGCCAATTAGTAAATACAATCCAGGTTGCCAGGTATTTGACCCTCTTGGCATTGGTTTTGGTTCCGACGACCATCCAATTAATACTGCGGCAACATTTTTCCAAGTGGCACCAAAAGCCGAGCTATATATGCTCTATTCTACTAATGGCTCTTATAGTGGTGATGATGTAAATTATACTTCTAAGTTCTTTCAGTATTCTACAAACATTATTGAGAAATACAATATCACCAATATGTTTGTATCTTTGAACACAAGTAGGCATAAGAAGTTTTTTGAAGATTTGAAGAATTGGTATATTATGCATCCTGAATTTAAGCCTTTCTGGTGTGCAGGTAATGATAGCGACAAGAAGTACAATACTATTATGGAAATCGAAGAAGTTATTGGTGTTGCGGCCTACACTCTTATGATGAGCGGAGATGTAGTTCCTGCTTATTATAGTAGTCTTGCGAAGTATGTTGACTTCTCTGCTCCTAGTATGATTTACTTAAATCCAGACGCAACTAAAGCAGATGATACTGCATATCCTAATTCGGGCACTAGCTTTGCAACACCTTGGCTTTGCGGCATGAGCTGTCTTGTTGACGATTTCTTTATTGATAAGACCGGAAAGCCCCTAACTAGGGAAGGTATGGTACAATTCTTTAGAGACCATTGTGTAGACATTGGTGACAAGGGTTTTGACAAGAAGACTGGATTTGGTGCAGTAGTGTTGCCCGACCCTAGCGAAATCGACATTCAAAAATATTATAAAATTGGAAGAAAGGATGAGCAAACTATGGGAATTTTAGATAAATTCACTGATAAGCAGGAGATTAGCACTTGGGCACGAGAAGGTGTTGAGTGGGCCGTAAAGAATGGCCTCATTAACGGTATCTCTGAGACGCAGTACGCGCCAAAGAGCGATGTTACGAGAGAACAGATGGCGGTCATCTTCCACAGATTCTATACTATGCTTAACAAGTAATTCCTTGGGCGGATTGGCGCATTGCTAGTCCGCCCTTTCTTTGTCTATTTTTCACAAGCTACTCGCACTATTTTTGTGTAAAACGCAAATTGATTCCTCATAACATCTGTGTTATAATTATTACGCTCAAGAGAGTACGAAACAAATTCATAAGGCGGTGATTACTATTAACATTGTGGAACGATATTGCACATCAATTATCACAACATTTAAAGATGTTATTTTTACATACGAGAATAACATTGATATTATTAAACGTTGTGAAGATGAGCAAATGGACTTGGAGCATGAAATCGAACTAGCTTCGCCTAAAAATGCACGGGAAGGATATAAGCTATATAAAGAGCTTAGAGAAGTACGGTTGCGCAGACGCAAGGCAAAAGACGAGAATCAGCTATTGCATGAGCTATATAACTACTTAAAGAAGAATTTGGACTTCAATAACAAGATGAAGCAAATTCAAGGCAATACCGCAAAGATTTATGAACAGCAACACACAAAAACGTATAAGCCAAGAGTGCGACAGGATTTGACTTGCACTGACCAAACATGTATGGCATATAGCCCATTTGAAGAATTATTAGAAAAATTTGAAAAAAACAAAGATAAAGGTGGTAAAAACAATGAGTGATAAGCGCTATGTAATTGAGAAAGAGTTTACGCATAATGACATGCCTTGTGTGTGCGTATTAAACGCAATGGGCATCCGTTGTGGATATGTGGGCGTTGATAGAAACCATCCTTATTTTGGTATTAATTATGACGAGCCTGGAGCAGACAATATTCGGGCGCATTGGGGATTAACTTTTTCTGGTTTTCCTTATTTTGATGAAGGTAATCGTGATTGGTGGTATTTTGGGTTTGATTGCGGCCATGCATGGGATTTGCACGATTATGACGCAGCATTCAAGGCAGGTCTTATTGGTGAGAAGCAATATGAATTTGGTAAAGAAATGAATGAAAAAATGGCAACTAGCGAAGATAACATTACATGGTCGATTAAAAATGTAGATTTTGTTGAGCAAATGTGCCAGTTTGTTGCAGATCAATTAGAGGTGGTGAAAAATAATGGTAATATTTGCAGTCAGTGATGTTCATGGTTTTTACAATGAAATGATTGAGGCACTGAATAAGGCAGGTTTTGACCGCAACAATCCCAATCATTTGTTGGTTTCTTGTGGTGACAATTTTGACCGTGGCCCAGATGCTGTAAAAGTATATGAATATCTGAACAATATGGATAATTGTGTTTTGGTACGAGGCAATCATGAATTGCTGATGAGAGATTGTTTGATGCGAGGCTCTTCAAAATTGCATGACATTACTAATGGAACGACTGATACAATTGTTCAATTTGGAAATAAGTTTTTTAAGGGAGACCCTGAGAGATATTTTTCCAAGGCATGCGAAGCAGTATTGCCTATCTTTAATAAGTTTGATAGTAAGATGGTAAATTATTTTGAGACAGCTCACTATGTGTTTGTTCACTCTTATATCCCAGACACAGAAGATTGGAGAATCTGTAACGATGTACAGTGGGAACAGGCGATGTGGAGCCAACCTTTTATTTGCAGTATGTATTATGGCGTAAAAGATAAAACAATAGTAGGAGGGCACTGGAATACCTCATATTATTGGGCAAAAGTTAATGGCACTTCTGAGTTTGGAGAAGATGCGTGTTTCGACATTTGTAGACATAATGGAGCTATTGGTTTGGACGCATGCACTGCTTTTACCAAAAAGGTTAATGTATTGGTTGTTGAGGATGAGTTTTGAAAGGAGTGATTATGTTTGCAATATAAGTTATTTGTAAATAGCGAAAATGATTATGAAAATCCAATTGATACTATTCTTCATAATCGTGGTATTAAAGATGTAGATGCATATCTAAAACTAAATGAAAGTTGTATTGAAGGGACATATACTAAACTAGACAATATCGACAAGGCAGTTGAGTGCTTCGACAAGCACTTTCTAGCGCACGATGCTATTGCTATTCTTGTTGACAGCGATCCTGATGGATACACATCTGGCTCTATGATGTATAATTACATTAAAGAAATGGATTCCGCATATCCTGTGTTTTATATGTTGCACGAAAAGAACAAAGCGCACGGTTTGAATGATATGGACTTTGATATCCCTAAGAATACAAAATTGTTAATTCTACCGGATAGTTCCACTAATGATAGTGAAATTTGTAATAAGCTCATTGATTTGGGCATTGACATTATTATTTTAGACCATCACATTGCAGAAGAAAGTGCAAAGAAGTCTAAGGCCATTATTGTAAATAACCAAACTTCTAAGCATTATATCAACAAAGAGTTTAGCGGCGCAGGCATTGTGTATGAGTTTTTAAGAGCGCTCGACAATTATTACTGGCAAGAGCATGCCGATAATTATTTAGACTTGTGCGCACTTGGTAATATTTCTGATGTAATGAATTTGGCAACGCCACAAACAAGATACATTGCAGACCAAGGATTATATCGAATCAAGAATAAATTCCTACAAGCTCTAATTGCGGCGCAAGATTACAGCATGAATGGAGAAGTAACTATTCACAATGTATCTTGGTACATTACTCCCATTGTAAATGCCATGATTAGAATTGGCCCAATGGAAGATAGAGATATTCTATTTAAGGCATTTATTGGCGAAGAGCAAATGTTTGATTACAAAAAGAGAGACGGAACAATTGTTCAAGAAAGTATTTATGAGCATGCCGCTAGACTTTGTAAGAACATTAAAGGTGTGCAAGATAGAGCTAGAGACAAGCTACTCAATGATGTGCGTGATGATGCCAATCCAGACGATAAAGTTGTGATGTTACAAACAGATAATCCTAATAGTGGTATTCTTGGCCTTAGTGCCATGAAGCTTGCGGATATGATGAAGCGTCCTGTTATTATTGTTAAGCCGTTTAAGAAGAATGGTGTCCTAGAACTTTCTGGAAGTGGTCGTAACTTTAACAATTCTCCTATTGAAAGCCTAAAAGACCAGATTGACAATACAGGATTGTTTACACTGGCACAAGGCCACGCTAATGCTCTTGGAGTGTCTTTGTTGCCTGAAAACTTTGAAGCGGCCAGACAATGCTTTAATGACCAGCTCAAAGATATAGAATATGATTCTAATTATATTTGTGACTTTGTACTTGACGCAGATGAGCTAGAAGTGCCTTTTGTGCAAAAAATTCATAATGCACGTTATATTTGGTGCCATGGCGTAGAAGAACCGCTTGTTGCAATTGAGAATATTGTATTATCCAGACAAGATATTTTTGTTATGGGCAAAAATTATGATAGTATTGGATTCACTTACAATGATATTCGATTTGTACAGTTCAAACTCAAAGACGGAGACCCCATTTATGATTTTGTCAACGAATGGGAAGGGCAGCAAGACGATATGATTAATGTAGATGTTGTTGGAGAATGTAGCATTAATACATACAAAGGCATGATTCAACCACAGTTTGTGATTAAAGATTTAAATATCTCTTGGAGGAAATCATGATGACTAAAAATGTAGTTCTTACACAGTATCAAGCAGAAGTTATTTTAGTTAATGGAACTAAAGAATGGTGCAAACCGTTTAATTGGATGGATGAATCTCAGGTTGTAAATAGTATGGATTATTTACAAGTAGGCTTAGAGTTATTTGAGACATTTGATGGGTGGGCAATCCCCCTAACTTCTGTAGTAAAGTACAGAATCACACAGTCAAACAAAATGTTGTGTAATGTAAACACTGTATCAGACAGAGTATTCTATACTGAAAAAGATATTCTAAAGTTTATTGAATATGTAGATTAATATAAATTGGAGGTTATACTATGATTTTAGTAAACAAACTTTATAGCGGCGAAGAACTAAATGAAAATGAGCTACATTTTCTGGCCACTGGGTTTTATTTGTCTAGCATGAAAAACATGATTGATGAAGAAGACATGGATGCAATTACGTTCATTGACGAACAAGATGGAGACAGTGGTAGATGGACAAAACATAAGACCACAATCTTCAAAGTTAATAATGATTTATGGTGTGTTCAATGGAGAGAGGGGCTTACAGAGCTTCAAGAGCATGAGTTCTACAACCAGCCATACAAAGTTAAATGTATCGAGGACGTAGTAATTGTAAAGAACTATGTTCCAATTAGCTAAATTTATAATGATGGGAGAAATTAAGCAATGATTACCAAAGAAGTATTTGTACAGACAATGCTACAGCTACAAGAGCTAGACGCAAAGTATAATAAGATTGATGGCGCGCTAAGAGAGCTAGACAGTAATTTCTGTTCATTTTATCCTTTAGAGCCTTTCAATATTGTAGTCCATCTATTAGAAGAGATTTTTCAAGATAAGGATTATAATCTCAGTTATTTTGTTTATGAGTCTAACTGGCTTGAAGGATGTAAGAATGGCAAGAATTCTATTTTCGATGTAAATGATAATGATATTACTCCGAAGTCTTGGGAAGAAGTGTATGACTTTTTAATTGAAAATATGAAAGAAAGTGGTGAAGAATAATGACTTTAGCCGAATTAATTCCAATGATCGTGCAACATGCTAATGAGTATGCGCATGAAGGGTACGAAGATATTAATGGAGATGGGACGCTACAAAAGTGTAAAGTTTTTGAGGTGACTCCAAGCGTTATTATCCAGTTCTGTCAAGATAATAATTTGCCGTTACCAGATGAATTTTTAAATAGTGCAAATGAGGTGTAACTATGGATAAAAGTCATGAATATTTATTAGAAGTGTTCGACGAAGATCATATTCCTTTTCCATATAGTGAAGAGGACTACGCTGCATTTGATAGGAGAGACACTTATAATTTAGATGATACATTTGCATGTTGGCTTTATGAGAGACTGAGATGCTTCCAAGACAACGCCTGTATTGATTTAACTTATCATACATTTGAGATTGATGGAGTTGTATTAAACCAAGAGCAGTGTATCCAAAGAATGATTAATGATTGTAAGGTTATGATGACTTATGACATAATGGAAGACCATGAACTGATGGAAGACGCAAAAAATGATCTGTTCAATGTATTTAGTAAAGTATATTGGGCAATGTGGTGGTAAAAAAGGAGGAAGTGCTATTATGACTAAAAAGGAATATGCCAAGTGTATTGTTCGCATTCATGGTACTAATTTCAATGAAAAACAGTTAGTTAATGACGTCTACATCTCCACTTCTCTTGGTATTGCTTTGGAGGTGTTGGGAGTAATCACGCCTGAGAAATATCCAGAAGAATATGACTATTTGAAAAACCGTGATGGGATTCATGCGATTAACAATAAAGGTGTTGTCACTGAAAGAGAGTTTTATGAGACGTTACCAGACTGACATGGGCACAAGTATTTTGCAAGGAGGTTGTAATGAGTAAAATCAATCAAATTCAAGAGTTGACACAAGACTTATTGTATTGTTGTCATCTTTATTATGATTTAGATTCTCCTGCCATTTCTGATAAAGAATATGATGAAAAGTTTGACACTCTTTACAAATTAGAAAATGAAGCAAATTATTGGCTTGCAAACTCTCCAACACGAAAAGTGCAAGGGCAAGTGCTTGATTGTTTCACAAAGGTTAAACATAGCAAGCCAATGCTTTCTGCGGCCAAGACGAAAGATACCAATGAAATTAAAAAATTCTTGGGCAATCATAAGTTCTATTGCAGTTATAAGCTTGACGGCAATAGCCTGTGTGTCCGTTACTCTAATGGTCAATTTGTTCAGGCCGTAACTCGTGGCACTGGTCTTGTTGGAGAAGATGTAACCGAACAGGCCAAAATGATTACAAATTTGCCCATGACTATTCCATATGATGGAGAGCTTGAATTGCGTGGAGAGTGTGTCATTTCATGGGATAATTTCAAAGAAATCAACAACAAATTGCCAGAACCATATTCTCATCCACGAAATTTGGCGGCTGGTTCAATTAGAAATCTAGACACAAACATTACAAAAGCTAGAAAACTTTCCTATGTTGTATTTGAATGTGTCACAGACCTAAATGATGTAGACGGCCTATGTAATTCTAAATACTTAGAACTAAAGTGGCTAGAACAAATCGGCTTTGAGGTCGTAAGATGCCATGTTGGAGATGTTGATGAGTGCGTAGAAGTAATGTCGCCAGAATTATATCAGTATCCTTGTGATGGATTGGTCTTTGAACTGGATGATAGATTATATTCTAAGTCACTACCGGCCACATCTCATCATGAAGGTTGTAGAATGGCCCTAAAGTGGAAGGACACTGTATATGAAACTGTTCTAAGAGATGTAGAGTGGACTCCAACTAGAACTAGAATTATTTCGCCAGTTGCTATATTTGATGAAATTGATTTGGACGGGGCACTGACAACTAGAGCTACGCTTCACAATCTTTCTATTATTGAGCAACTTGAGCTTGGCATTGGAGATACTATTACTGTATATAGAAGCAATATGGTAATTCCAAAAATTGATGACAACTTAACAAGAAGTAATACTTTAGTTGTTCCTTCTACTTGTCCATGCTGCGGCACTCCAACTACTATTAAAATGACTAATAATAGTAAAGTGCTAATGTGTACAAATGAAAATTGTCCAGCCACACGAATTGCTCAGTTTGAAAACTTTGTGTCTCGTAAGTGTATGAACATTGAAGGATTGTCGTCGGCCACGCTTTCTTTGTTACTTTCGCACAGTTATCTAAGCGATTTTAAGTCCATTTACGAGCTTGGGCGGCATAAGAATGAACTTACAAAGCTGCCTGGAATGGGCGCTAAATCGGTCGAAAAACTACTAGTAAACATTGAAAAATCAAAAGATGTGACACTAGATCATTTTATTTGCGCCCTTGGTATTCCTAACATTGGTGCATCAGCCGCCAAGACTATTGCTCAATATTGTCATGGAAATTGGGACGAGTTTTATACTTTGTTTGAAACTACGGACGATTGGACATTCTTAAAAGACTTTGGGCAAGTAATGAGTAACAGCATGAATGAATATCTTGACAATAACACTGATGAATTTATTGATTTGGCCGAAATGATGCGCTTTATTGCGCCAAAGCAACATGAAGTGAGTGACAATCCATTTATGGGCAAAAACATCTGTGTTACTGGCAAATTAATTCAGTTCACTAGAAAGTCTATCAATGAAAAAATTGAAGAACTTGGCGCAAAGCCAGTAAGTTCTATTAGTACGAAAACCGACTATTTATTATGCAATGAAGCATCTACTTCCACTAAGTATAAGAAAGCCACAGAACTTGGCATTCCTGTAATTAGTGAGATTGAATTTTTGAAAATGATTGGAGAATGAAATTATGAGTAAGCCTGAAATGTATTATAGAAATATTGTTCTAAGCGAGAATATTACGTCCGAATCTGTAAAGAGTGTTCTAGAAACAATTATGCAAATTAATTGGGATGACGAACAAAAAGAAGCAGATTATAAGGATTGGGAGCGCAAGCCCATCAAGTTATTCATTAACTCTTTTGGCGGCAGTGTATATGACGGACTTAGCTTAGTAGATGTGATTAAGCAGAGCAAGACTCCTGTATATACTATTTCTATTGGCTCTAGCATGAGTATGGGATTTTGGATTTATCTTGCAGGGCATAAGCGTTTTGTTGGCGAGAACACTACTTTAATGTTCCATGATATTACTACGTGGGTTTGGGACAAAACCGCAGCAGTTAAGCAAAAGCTAAGTGAAGTGCTAAGACTGCAAAAGATTATTTGCAATGAAATTGTAAGCACTTCTATGGTCAAGCAAGAGACACTAGATGATTATATCAATCGAAAGGCAGAATGGTATATTCCTGCCGCCGAAGCTATCAATCTAAAGCTTGCAGATGGTTACTATAAGGAAGAGTAACGAACATCTAGCTCGTTAAAATACACAAAAAACTACAACCGACAATTGGGAATTTTTTCCCTTTTGTCGGTTGATTTTTTGGTAAAAATTTGGTACAATACATGAACAGAATAAAATCATTACAAGGAGGTATAGGCATGGAATTAAACGAACAGCAAAAAAAGGGACTGGATATTGCCGTTAAGCGATGTCGAGATAAAAAGCCATATACTATATTGGCGGGACCGGCTGGCACGGGCAAAACTTTTACCGTCAAATATATCATTAAAGAGCTTGGACTAGACCCAGAGGAAGATGTTGCGTATTGCGCATACACAGGAAGAGCCGCACAAGTCCTTAGAAACCACGGAAATCCCGGCGCTATGACAACACACAAATTGCTCTACAAGTCCAGAGAGATGCCAAATGGGACGTATATGCACACTCCACGGCAGACGCTTGAGCAAGACTACAAGCTTATTGTGTGCGATGAGATTAGTATGCTTCCAAAGAGCTTTTGGGAGTTAATGCTTACACACGGAGTACATGTAATTGGGCTTGGAGACCCAGAGCAGTTGCCTCCGGTCGTAGATGACAAAAATGACGTACAACATTTATTAGACCATCCGCATATTCTTTTGACTGAAATTATGCGCCAGAGTGAAGATAGTGAGATTATAGACTTGTCTATGAGAGTAAGGCATGGAGAGCCACTAAAATATTTCAAGGGGAGAGATGTGTCTGTTTTGCCCAAGAAGAGTATTGGTTGGAATACCATGTTAAATGCTGATATTATTCTTTGCGGCACTAATAGAACTAGAAGAGAGTTAAACGATATATACAGAATGAAATATTGGGGCGATGATGTGCCAGACCATCCTATCGAAGGTGATAAGGTTATTTGTTTAAAGAATAATTACGATTATTGCGACAACGATAACAATCCGTTAATTAATGGAGGTCTGGGCACAATTTCAAATATTCAGTTGAAGAACACAAAATTATTCAAACCCAAAATGATTGCTAATTTTAATTCGTTTGAGTCTGGTGTATTCCAACAAATTCCTATGGATTATAATTTGTTCTTAAATGGAACGACTACAATTAACAAAGACAATTGGTATGAATTTAAAAGGGCACAAAAGCCATGTTGGTTTGATTATGGCAATGTTATTACCGTTCATAAGAGCCAAGGTTCTGAATTTGATAAAGTTATCTTGTGCCTAGAAAATTTTCCATATGACCATGAGACAAGAAGAAGATTTATTTATACGGCAATTACACGAGCTAGGAAAAAATTAATCATTATGATGTGAGGTGGCTAACATATGAATAAAGTAATTATTACTATGGATGATGGGTCTACCATTATTTTTAGAAATGAGAATGGATTATCTGAAAAAGATATGTTTAAAGCTATTTTTAATGGAGTAGATGGTAATAATGTAAGGTTTAACAGTGTGACAGATATTAAAGGCGATACTGTATATTATAGATGTGATAGAATCAATAGTATTAGATTTATGAATTCTTAAAATAGTATGAAATCATTATAAAAGAAGGTGGTTGAATGTCGAGTAGTTTACACACACACTCTTATTTTTCAATTCTAGATGGGTATAGCTCGCCCGAAGAAAATCTTAAACGGGTGTCTGAATTAGGCTTAAAAAGTATTGCCATTACTGAACATGCCGAGGTTACTTCTTGGTTATATTACGCCAAAGCCGCAGAAAAATATCCAGATATTAAAATCTTGTATGGTGTTGAGTTGTACGAGTGTGAAGATAGGCAGATTCAAGACAAAGACAACAAGTATTGGCACTTAATTGCGATTGCAAAAAACGATCATGGTAGAGTTGCTTTAAATAGAATTGTATCCCTTGGGCAACTTCATGGATTTTATTATAAGCCCCGTGTATCTATCTATGATATCGCGCCATACGCAGACGATCTTATTATTTTAAGTGCTTGTCTGGCGTCTAAATTGTCTAGAACAGAAGATTACAACAAATGCCTGGAATATGTTCATGAATATAAGAAATTGTTTCCTAATTATTTCTTAGAGATTCAGGCGCATGACAATGAAACACAGGCGGCATATAATAAAAAAGTAATGCAATTAGCCCAAGATACGGGCACCCAAGTAGTTGTTACAAACGACGTACACGCAGCCACAAAACATGATTTATACTATCAATCATACTATTTAAGAATCGCCCATGATAAAGAAACAGAATCCGAGATTTATGAAGGTTGCTATTTCATGAGTGATGAAGAAGTACATGAAGTGCTTGATAAACAAATTGGCACAGATAAAGTAACCGAGTGTTTACTTAATACTGATTTAGTGGCAGATATGTGCGAAATTGTAGAACAACCTTTCGGAGAGCCAGAGTTGCCAGAAATTGATGTTCCAGACGGCTTCTCTTCTATAAATGAATATTTACATCACTTAATCGAAATTGGTTGGCATAAGCGCGGCATGGATTTGTGGGACGAAGATAAGCAACAATTATATAGAAAGCGCATTGAAGAAGAGCTATATGTCATTGAGACTAAAGACTTCGTATCGTATTTCTTAATTATTTATGACTATATTAATTGGTGCAGACAAAATAATGTTATTGTAGGCCCCGGCAGAGGTTCGGCAGCAGGTTCTTTGGTTTTGTATTTGATGTATATCACAAATCTCGATCCCATTAAATATGAATTGGACTTTGGTCGTTTTCTTACTATTCTAAGAAAAGACCTGCCTGATGTCGATGTTGATATTTCTGATAGAGCAAAGGTCATCAATTATCTAACTCAAAAGTATGGTGAAGATAAGGTTGTTCAGGTCATGAATGTAGTTTATACTACACCAGTAACATCTATTAGAGATATTGGTAAAATCCTTGGATTTCCTTATGCTGAGATGGAAGCTATTAGTAAAACGTTCGTGCAAGATACATGGGACGAGTGCTTAAAAGCTAACGCTTCTGTTGCACAAAATCCTAAATATAAAGAATTGTTGGATATCGCAGGGCACATTTCTAATAGACCAAGAGGATACGGAATCCACGCCGGAGGATGTATTATTGCGAAGCATGATATTTACAATTATTTGGGCATTAGAAGAGGACAAAATGGTGAACATGTTATCTCATGTGATAAACATTTATGTGAAGAGATTCATTTAGTCAAACTTGATATACTTGCAGTGCAATCTCTAGTAGTTATTAACGAAGTGCAACAAGATGCAGGAGTTTCGGATTGGGAACTAGATATCAATAATCCTGCCTTTGAAAATGACAAAGCAATGTATGATATGATTTGTAGCGGACGTACATCAGGTCTATTCCAAATTGAAAGCCAAGGAATGATTGACTTAATTTCTAAACTACAACCACGTTCCTTAAATGAGTGCGCAGCTCTAGTTGCTTTGTATCGTCCTGACGCAATGCCAGCAATTGATGGCTACATTGATAGTAAAAACAATACACAGCACATCCATTATATTCATCCAGATATGGCACAAATACTAGACGATACGTTTGGTCAAAACATTTATCAGGAACAGTCAATGAGAATGACAAAAGTGTTTGGAGGAAGAGATGATGCTGGGGCAGACAAGATGCGCAAATGTTTGGCCCGAAAACAGCCTGAAAAGGTGAAAGAAGAAGTCGAATTATTGCACAAAGAGATTCTAAACAATGGATATTCTAAAGAAGTAGCAGACCATATTTGTGAAGAACTATCTGCAAAAGGCGGATATGGGTTGACGAAAGTTAGGCCCCTTATACTGGCGACAGTGTAAGCAAACACCGAATATGCGGGGACGTCCTTAGAGCTTTATATACCAAAGTGTAACAATTATAAAGATTGGATAATCCGCAGAGATAGCCTATATTGTATAGGAAGCTCTCAACGACTACCAAGGTGTATCTCTCAGAGATAATGGTATAGTCTAATCCCTTTTAAATACTGCGAAAGCAGGGGTATTTATGTTAACAAAAGTCACGCCGCCTGTTATGGATATATTTGTATGCAAACAGCTTATTTAAAGGCGCATTATAGTTCTTTCTTCTTTAAAGCACTATTCAACCTTAATAAGAATAAACCTGGCAAGTTAAATAAGTATATTATTGATGCACACTCCTTCAATGTAAATGTTTTGCCTCCAAATATTAATAAATCACAAGTGAACTTTTCTGTTGTTGATAACCAAATTCTTTTTGGCCTATCTGCTATCACATCTATTGGAGAAACATTCGCGCAAAACATTATTGAAGAACGTGATAGACATGGCAATTTCAAAAACTTTAATGATTTTGTAGAGCGTATTGGGCCGTCTAAGTCTCAAATTATTGCTTTAGTAAAATCTGGTGCCATTCCTACACATAATAAAAAACAGTTTTTAATTCAGTATTTTAAGTCACAGTATGAGACTCGTGAATATAAACCTGTCTCTACTTTGCCCACGAAGAGCAAACTTTTACTAGAGTGGGACATTGATACGGAAGAATATAAAATTGGTAGACGTGTAGATAAAGAAGCGGTACTCAAGATTTACAATCAAAAGAAGAAAGAAGTATTTGATTCTGAGCAAAAGATTAGATATCAAAACTATATTGATGAGTGCAATGAAAAATATTTAACCGACGAGCAATATTGGGAATTCGAGACAATGCAGTTTTTTATCAGTGATGAAAATCCATTTGAAGAAGCATATCAAATTATTTCTGATTTTGATGAAGCCGAGGTTGGCGAGAAATGTGTAGTGGTTGGTGTCATTTCTAAGATTCAGAAAAAGAAAACTAAGAGGGGCCAACAATACGCATATATTAATTTATATGGCACGTCCTTATTGGAGTGTACTGTGTGGCCTGACGCGCTCAAAAAGTTTGGCGATTTATTAGTTAAAGGTCAACAAATCGCCGTTCTTTGTAAGAAGGATGGGGACGATAAAGTAATTATTGACCAAATCAAACCCTACAAACAATGGCTCGACACCATCAAGTCTCGAAAAAAGCATACAAAAACATTCTAATATTTTTGTGCAAATTGCCGGACGTTATGTTCGGCTTTTTGCATTGACAAAACAAAATTGCTGTGGTACAATATATGTACATCGAACGAAAGGGGGTCCACAATATGGACGAAAATAACAACACCGTAGAAACCGAGCAGAGCGAAATGTCATCTGATGACCTAAAAGAAGCCACCCGCCAAGTGCTAGAGCGCATTAGAACACAGAGTATGCTCCTTGGTGCACAAGCTATTAGTTCTGTAATTCTACAAAAGATTGAGGCATGGCGCAAGCAGCCTGGTAAGAGAACACTCAACGATTGCAAAAGACTAATTAAAGACCTTGATGCTTATTGTACTATCGGGATTAGCAAGAAAGTAAACCTTGATGGTACGACTTCGGACAAAGAAGAGTAAATTATTTGTACAAAGAGGTACTGCTCATGAAGATTAAAATTCTGCCTTACGAACAGGCCAAAAAAGAAGAATTTATTGCCAGAGGTAAAGATGCATCAGATATTCCATATTATTATGGAATCTTTAAAGGATGGTCATTCTGGGGACAAATTGTTGAGGCCGACGAGTATGTTGAAGGAACTAAGATGTGTAGAGTAAATTCATATTATATCCCTCCTTGGATGTACGAGAAAGTATCGACAAAAGAAATGATAAACTTGTTATACAAAAGATTCAAGACGTACTTGAGTTCAAAATTACCTACACGAAAGGATTAAGAACATGATGGAAAAGATTTGTGCAGAAATGTATTGCTCTGGTGTCGGTTCTAAAGATGTAGAATTTTATGTAGAAAATGGAAGTAGCGATGAATTTATTATGGAAAAGATTTATGACGTACTTGATCTCGACATTACATATAAAAGAGAACAAGTAGATAAAGTATTTTCTATTCGTTCCGTAGATACCAATGCTTATCTTGAGGGTTGTGATTTTCTTGCGAGAGCGCCAAAATGGACTACTCAAAAGTGTTGTGCAAGATTTTTTGAAACAAGAACGGCAGCAATGGAATATCTGGAATATTATCTAACAGACCAGTTCATTGACAAGTGTTGCATCAAGAAAGTGGAAGATTGATATGGAGACAAAATATATACGAGCAAAAGCTACTAGCCACTATTCTGTTAGCGCACAGCAACTAATTGATTCTGTGCAAAATATCATTGACAGTGCAATTAGTTACGGATATGATTCAGATGGTGGCGAATATCGTAGTGTAGTGTTGAAAGACCTGCAAGAAGACATGAAAACATTTCTTAAAACAACTGGCTTAAATAAGCTATATGAAGTGCAAGATGATATGTTTTCATTGAAGAAAGAATTTAAATAATAATTGGGGTGAATGTATTGGACACTAGAATTAATTACATTTCTAGTGCGTGGACGCGCATTAAAAACCATTGCCGCACAACAGTAAATAAAAAGTTTACTGAGGCAGAACCTTCTCATAAGTTTAAGCAAGACCTTTTAATTGCAGAGCATTCTCCGATTAGATGTCTTGAAATTGACTGGACATGGGAAGACATGGAATATTGGGTCAGCACAGAACATAGCAGACACAAGTACGAGAAGTTCATCACTACTCAAAGAGATGATAGAGCTGACAATCCTATTCCTAGACGAGAAAAACCGCAAGGCGCACCTGTCAATTACGATGGCTACGCAAACGCACAAAATCTGATTGATATGATGCGCAAGCGTTTGTGTTTTCAGGCCACTAAAGAAGCAAGAGAGGCCGCAGAAGACCTTAAAAGAAAGATTAAACAAAATGGAGAGCCTGAACTAGCCTTTGTGCTACAAAAGAATTGTATCTATCGTGGCGGATGCCCTGAAATTAATAAATGCCCATATTGGCAAAAGTTTCGTGAGAGACATCCTGACATTGATCTGTTAAATATTGAAGAAAGATACAAGGCCGCTGAAAACGAGTTTGGCTACAAGGGGGACAACAAGAATGATTAAGTTTGCAAAGCTACACGAAGACGCAAAGATTCCTAACAAAAAGAATGAAGATGCAGGATATGACCTTTGGGCCTGTTTCGATGAAGATTTTATTGAAATCAAGCCTAATGAGTCCGTACTTATTCATACTGGCATTTGTACTTGGTTTCCCAAGGGCTATGTCATGATTCTAAAGGAACGGTCTAGTACCGGCAAGTATGGCATTAGCGTTCGCTCTGGTGTCATTGATTGGTCTTATAGCGGAGATATTGGTGTTTGCTGGACTAACTGTTCTAATCAGACGATTTATATTTCTAAGTTGCCCGAAGAAGAGCTATACCATAAGGTACATCGTGAGCCAGGTTCTTGCACAGTTTATAGCTATAATAAAGCTATTGCTCAAGGTGTTGTAGTTCCTGTTTTTGACGGCAAGGTTGTAGAGGTGTCTCTTGATGAAATTCACCAGAAGGATTCTGATAGGGGCGCAAATGGCTATGGTAGTACAAACAAGAATGAGCGATGAAAATTCATTAAACGACACAATGTAAACGACACAGAATTTAATTATATTTTTAAGGAGTGATTAAATGACTGTTGTAAAACGTGATGGTAGAAAGGTGGAATTTGACAAACAAAAGATTCGTCTAGCGGTGCTACAAGCATTTAATGAGGTGGACAAAGAAGAAACTAGTTACGCCAAAGAGAAGTCAAGAGATATTGCAAATTATATTGAAGAATATGCAAAAAAGGCCGATAAAGATTTGTCTGTAGAAGAAATTCAAGATATGGTCGAAGACAAGTTAATGGCCAGTAATCGTAAGGATGTTGCTAGAAGTTATGTGATTTATCGAAACGACAGACAGAGAGAACGAGAAAAGTATCAGTCTCTCATGAAGCAAGTAGGCGAAAAACTTCGAGCAACCAATGTTGCAAATCAAAATGCTAATGTGGATGAAAAGAGTTTTGGAGGAAGAACCGGAGAAGCGGCAGATATACTAACAAGGCAATATGCTTTGGAAAATTTAATTTCTCCTATGGCGCGGAATAATCATGAAAATAATGAAATTTATATTCACGATTTATCTTCCTATGCAGTAGGAAATCATAACTGCCTAACTGTTCCTATTGATGACTTACTTGCTAAAGGATTTAATACTAGACAAGTAGATATTAGACCTGCTCAAAGCGTTAGTACTGCATTCCAATTAGTTGCTGTCATTTTCCAGCTTCAAAGCTTGCAACAATTCGGTTAAAAACCCTGCCGAAGTAAAATCTCTTAAATTGCTGGGACACCCTTAGAGCTTTATAAACCACAACGGAAATGTAATGTTAGACGTGACGGTGCAAAAATTATAAAGATTGGGCAATCAGCAGCGAAGACTCTTCATAATATCTTTTATATTAAATATAGGAGATGTTTATATGGAAAAGAGAATAATACTTAACAACTTAGAGACTCCTTTTTGGATTGATTCAACTGGGAGATTACGAAATGAAAACAACAACCATTGGTTAAAGGGTGGGATGAATAAAGGCTATCATTTTTATAGTGTATTTTTTAAAGGAAAGCAATATATTTTATATACTCATAGATTGGTTGCTGAATATTTTTTGCCAAATCCCGACCCTGAAAATTTCAATATTGTTCACCACAAAGATAGCAATAAATTAAATAATAATTTAAGCAATTTGGAGTGGATGTCCGTCAAAGAGCATAATAACATACATGCGCAAAGATACTCTGTCCAAAAGATATATATTGACAATGAAGAAATAAATGTTGATGAATTAAAACAATTTAGAGATTCACCATATTATGCTTCAAAAGATGGGCAAATTTATAATTTAGACAAAAATATAAAAATGCGTTTTGAGAATTGTGGAAATTACTATCGAGTTCAATGCCAGTACAACTTAAATGGTAAGCATTTTCAAGTACACAGAATTGTCTACGAATGTTTCAAAGGGCCAATCCCGAAAGGGCAAGAAATAAACCATATTGATGGCAATCCTCACAACAACAATATAGACAATTTAGAGCTTGTAACTCATACTGATAATTGTAAAAAAGCTTATCACAACAATATTAGAGTGTATTCTAAAAACATTGAAACCGGAGAAGAAAAACACTATTCTTCAACTTCTGAGGCTTCTAGACAAGTACTTGGTTATAGAGATGGAAGAAAAATTCCTAAAGCCATAGAAGAAAAAGAGTTGTTTAAAAATTGTTATTGGTATTATGAAGAGTAACGTTCATCGACTATTATGTAGCGAAAGCGAAAAAGGAGACACTTATATAAAAGTGAAGATATAGTCAGTCTTGTTATGAAAGTAACAAGAAAGCAGAAATGGGGGTTTCTGCAAGCCATTTAGATTGGTCTATGATTCCTTATGTTCGTAAGAGTTTTAGAAAACATTATATTGATGGTTTACAGTATATTGAAAACATTTCTAATCAAGAACTTTTTGACCATATTCCAGATAATGCTGGAATTGAAGATAATGAATATATGGTGTATGACAAAGCCTACAAGTACGCTTTAGATATGACTAAAAAAGAAATTGGTCAGGCTGTTGAAGCTATGCTCCACAACCTAAATTCTCTGCAAAGCAGGAGTGGAAATTAAGAAATTGGTTTCCCTAAAGAAGAAATTCTTTAGTAAAAAATTGAGCAAAATCGGTAAACCCTAAAAATTATTTGATATCTTAATAAAATCTCAAAAATACAATAATTCATGGCAATACCGAGGTAAACTAACAGATTGCGAAAGGCTGTTAGTCACCGTAACGCGCAGGTGGTGAATAAATATAATCCACCCAAGAGTGTTCAACCCCTAACAGACAATGCTGAGGGTGAAGATGTGCGCTACACTGGAATGGAAACGACCATTCGATGAAAATGAGAGAAATCTCCAGAGCATAGGATAAAAAGCCTATGGACAATAACTATTGCAATTACCTTTTAGTTCTATCAATTACGGCACCTGCACTCTCCTAGAAGGGCGCATGATAATCAAGGCGATTCTTGAAGCGTCAATCAAAGGTGTTGGTAAGCTACATCGTACTAGTATCTTCCCCTGTCATATTTTCCAAATGATGAAAGGCGTTAATAGAGAACCTGGAGACCCAAATTACGATCTTTATAGATTAGCTTTGCGTTCCACGGCGCAAAGACTTTATCCGAATTATGCTAACTGTGACTGGAGTGGAAATGCCGGTTACGACAAGAATGACCCAAGAACATATTTTGCCACGATGGGTTGCAGAACTGCGAACGGTTGGGACATTAATGGTTTTGGACAACTTAAAGATGGACGTGGCAACATCTGTCCTGTGACTATTATTTTACCAACATTAGCTATGGAAACTAAAAAGTTCCTAATAGACAGATATGGAAATTGGGATGAGCTTACAGATGAAGGTAAAGTATCAACATTCCTTATCAAACTTGACCAGAAGATTCATGAAGCAAAAGACATGCTCTTAGAGCGTTTTGAATGGATTTGTTCTCAACCTGTAGAAGCAGCACAATTTATGTATGAAAATCATACTATGGCAGGGTATATTCCAGAAGAAGGTATTAGAAGTGCGTTAAAGCATGGAACGCTCGCACTGGGTTAACAATCTGGCTCAGTATAAAACAAGTAAATTGCGAGAACGTCTAAAGTAAAAACCATGATAACTCGCAGCCAAGCCCTATAAAGCAGGGAAGGTTCAACGACTATAATCTTGTCGCGCTGTTGAATGATTAAGCAAAAAAAGGAGGTGATGTAAATGGGATGTATTTACATGTATACAAATAATATTAATGGAAAGCAATATATTGGTCAAACTTCTCGTCCATTAAAAATTAGACATTGGCAACATCTAAGTCAGGATTGCGGATATATTGATAGAGCCATCAGAAAATATGGAATGGAAAATTTTACATTGTCGGTATTAGAAGATAATATAGATACGATAGATGAACTAAATCAAAAAGAAGAATATTATATTGATAAATACGACACTTTTAATAATGGATATAATTTAAATCGAGGTGGGAACAATAAAACTAGTTTTTCTTATGAATTACGAGATAAAATTATTTATCAATTAAAAAATACAACAAAAACAAGTCGTCAAATTGCGGAAGAATTAAATTGTTCTGTATATGTCGTTCATGATGTCAACGTAGGGGATACTCTTCCTATTTCTACAGAAAATTATCCGATTAGAAAACATGGGTGTAGAAGATATGATTTAGATGATATTAATAACGTAATAGATTTGCTCATTAATACGAATTTTCAATTTGATGAGATTGCTGAACTAACAAATACAACTTTCAATTTTGTCGCAGATATTAATCAGGGGAAAAGAAGTTTTCTTGATAAAGAAAAATATGATTTTCCATTAAGAAAAGGCAAACAGCATATTCATATGACAATTCAATTGGCCGAACAAATTGTTGAGCTTTTGAAAGAGAACAATTTATCTGCAAACGCAATTGGAGAAGTATTAAATGTCCCAAGTACAACCGTTGGTTCAATAAACAGAGGGAAACATGACATCTGTAAACAATTAGATGTAACTGATTACCCCATTAGAAAAAAACTTTTTAGGAATCCTTTTAATAAAAAATTTTCTCGTCAGCAATTGGATGAAGTATTAGATTTATTATTCTTTACAAGACTGTCAATGGAAGAAATCGCTCAAAGACTTGACATTTCTAAATCGGCTATTACAGCCATAAATAATGGTAAAAATTATTATAAAGAGAACGAAAAATATAAATTCCCGCTTAGACAAAATAAAGAATATAACATTCCAATATTCGACAGCGCGAAGGAATAGTCTACTCCCCTAATAAATATCGGGAAACCGAGGGTATATATAAGCAGTTAGGTCTAGCGGAGACTTTACAAATTCTTCTTGGGTGCGACCATACAACAAGCAAAGGCATGGAAGCTGCCAAGCAGATTGAGCAATTATTCAAAGATAGATGTGCCGAATTCAAAGAAGCGTATAAATTAAATTTCGGTGTGTATTTCACTCCTGCCGAAAATTTAGTCTATACGGCGATGAAAAAGTTCCAAGCCAAGTATGGAATTATTAAAGATGTATCTGACAAAGAATTTTTTACAAACTCTATGCATGTTCCTGTGTGGCATGAGTGTAGTCCATTTGAGAAGATTGATATTGAATCTCAATTAACTGGATATTCTAGCGCAGGTTGTATTACCTATGTAGAGCTAGATTCTGGCGCAAAAAATAACATTGATGGACTAGAGATTATTGTAAATTACGCAATGGACAAAGATATTCCTTATTTTGCAATCAATGTGCCAAATGATACTTGTATGAATTGCGGGTACACAGATGAAATTGGAAATAATTGTCCAGAATGTGGCGGAGAAGAAATTCAAAGATTAAGACGAGTAACGGGGTTATCCTGAAAGAAATGCCCCTCAATTGCTGTAAAGCTAAGAAGAATAGCGTTTCTTTAACTGGCGTCCTAGCAAGGAGCAGAAATAAAATAATAGTTAGAGAGGTATCAAGAGATGAATGTAACAAATTCAAACCTTGAGTTTAGAAAAATAAAGTCATTAGATTTTCTTTATGAGATAAATGAAAATGGAACGATTTTTAGGAATGTAAAGTCTAAAAAACAGAACAAAATAAAATTAGATATGCACCATTCTGAAAAAGGATATTATGTAACTTTTTGTAAAATTAAAGGCGTGACAAAAAGAGTAATGATTCATCGAGCGGTTGCAGAGTGTTGGTTAGGTAAGTGCCCTGACGGGTTTGAAGTTGACCACAAAGATCGAAATCCTCATAATAATCATTATTCAAATTTAAGATATGTCACAAAAAGCGAGCAGATGAAAAATCGTGACCATTCCAATATTTCTAAAACAGGAGCTAAAAACCTTGAAAATGCAAGAAGAGAAAGAATGAGGCCCGTTAAGATTGTAAGTAATCTTGAAACTAAAACTTTTGATTCTTTTGCAGATTGTTCAAGATACTTGTCTCAGAAATATAAAACAACTTTTGACCATATAAGGACAAAGCTTAAACATGGTCGTTCTCATATCTATGACTATGATATTATTTATCTAAATGCAGAGACTGGACACAGCAACTCTACGGAGTAAGGAACAGTCCATCAAAACAAGATGATTTGACAGGAAACTATACTACCGCGTTTAATTTAGGTAAACAACAAGAAGTTGAAATGCGTGTAAAACACGCTCATTTTAAGAAGGAGTAATTATGAATTATGCAGGACTAGTTCAAGATGACTTAGCGAATGGCCCAGGTATCCGTGTGTCGCTTTTTGTATCAGGATGCAATAGACATTGTAAAAACTGCTACAATCAAGAAGCTCAAGCATTTGATAATGGCCAGCCGTACACTTCTGAAACAGCAAAGAATATTCTAGAACTAGTAGCAAAGTCTCACTGCTCAGGATTATCCATCCTGGGCGGTGAGCCGCTAGACCAAGATAGCAATAGTTTAATTGGTCTAATTGCGCTAGCTCAAGAAGTTCATAAACTTGGTAAGAATGTATGGCTTTGGACAGGATATACATGGGAAGAAATTTTTAATTATCGTACTACAACAGACGGCAATTCTTGTCATATAAAAAACACTATACGTTGCGCCCTTTTAAATATGGTAGACGTTGTAGTAGATGGCCCATTTATTGACGAACAAAAAGATTTGTCTCTTCGTTGGAGGGGCAGCGCCAATCAAAGAGTTATTGACGCACAAAAGACTTTAGAATCGTATACTAAATACAATGAAGTGACACTGTTAGACGGGGAGGCGTAATGCATGACTCTTAGAACTTACGACATTGACACCGTTAGAAAGCATGGCACTCTTCTATATAGAAATACATACAAAGCAGATTCTTGCTCTGACAATATTGCATTTGTAGAAGATACAAGTGACACAACCACAGCGACAGAGCTTGGCATTGAAGTATGGAGTTTGGTTCGTGACAATGTTAAATATGTCGTTATTATTAAGTACGCGAACAATAAAGACAACATTTACGAGCATGAGTGGATTCAGGAGGCGAATACTCTATGACCTATTATCCCATCAGACTTCCAATAAAAGCTTGGCAATATTTAGGTGATGGCTTTGGCGCACAAAGTTTTCAAGACTGGATTACCGCAGAACTACCACAATACACTGACAAAATAAAATGTAAAGAAATACGGCAAAACTCTATACTATCAATTACATTTCCTATCGGAGATACAGAACTTGATTTTGATATGGTAGCAGTATTTCCGGGAGAATGGATTGTATACATTCCTGCCTTAGAAGGTCTTGAAAACTTTCCTAAAAGTATAACATTTCAAAAGCTAACAAATAAAACATTTCATGCTTTGTTTGATCAGGATGTATATGATGTGGTATAAAAATGACGGAAATTTTGCTATTACAGATGAAAATCTTGTGTATGCTTGGCAATGGAAGAATGGAAATGAAGTAACATTCTACGATTGGGCAATTAAGCTTCCTTGCGACTATCAGTTACAAGACAACTTATATGACACCAACAAGCATATAAGTGTAAGAAACAGACTTCTGATTATTGTTGAAGACAATCAAGAAGAAGTCAATTGGCTACTCATGCGAGAAGATGACTGGCTAATCTACGACCCTGCAAGAGACAGCAGTGGCATGTTTCCATTCTATATTGAGTCGGAAGAAGACTTTCACAAGTTTTATTTATTTCATGATGAAGGAGAAGAATTATGACAGCACTCAATAATGTCTTCTATTGGCCACTAAGCACTGGCAATAAAATTAACACATCTTATCATATTGTGCCAAAACTAGCAAAATTCTTTATTGACACAATCAACAACTGTCCTGAGATTACGCTCAAGGGGTACGACAAGATATTGTTCACGTATAAGGACAAGCTATATTATTTCTACGCAGGAGAATATCTCGAATACTCACAAGAACATTTTCATTGTTACAATCGAAGCGATTATGAAAAACTACATTAAAGGAGGCCAATATCATGAAAGCAATTAGAAAGGCGCACGAAGTCGATTTCTGGGTATGGAAAAAGGAATGGAGCAAGAGGCAGGCCGCAGTTGAGTTAGACAAGTTTTTTCACGAAATTAACGCAATATTTGATATTTTAACTCCCGTTGGTGATCGTCGTTATTTATATATCAACAATCATTGTTATATTTTTCCTGATGAAGTTGTTGTTTATGACGAGGGGCACATTTACAGATACTGCCATGACGATATCAATAGCAAAGCTTTCATCAAGCGTTACTCTTTCGAGAAGCAAGAGACTCCTTCAAAGTATGTAATCAGACTTAAAGACATTAAAGAAATGTATTTGTACTATTGCAAAGACGACAACACTTACAAATTCGGCCCACTCCAATCTTCCGAAGATGATCTAGTTTGGTTCGCCACAGAGCAAGAAGCACAGAATTTTGTTAATAAACTGTTTTTGGCGTGTACATCACTCGAAACTGCAAAGATTGAAGGGGATGAGTAAAAAATGGCTTGGTACATCGATCTAGGTGACAACTGTTGCTACGCAGACCACCAAGTAGAGGCATGGCGTTGGTGGAAAAATGGAATCATTGCTTTTGATAAATGGGCAAAAGAACATGGCGTCCATTGTGAACATAGACAGGATGAAGAACTTGGCAAAGGTTTTGATGAAATCATATTCTACGACCATTATGCCGATACTCGCAATGATGAAAATGTTATCTTCAAAGCAATGGATGAAGACCTTGTTTTTATTTATAATCTACGTATCGAAGAGACTGGATGTTTCCCTTTTACTGTAGAAAGTATTGAAGATTTTCATAAGAACTATCTCTGGTATGAGGGATATGATGAAGAATGGGAATGGAACGAAGAAGGTTTCAAGAGTTTCAGTCTTTGGGCAAAAGAACATGACATTCAGTTTTCTAGAGCCACCTGGGACAAAGAAAAATACAGCGACCTTTTAAAATTTCCTATGTATACAAACAGACATAACATAGTAATACAACTTATCTTGCGGCCTGGTGACATTCTTCATTATTCCTATGACAAAAGAGCAAACGGGGAATTTCCGTTTAGTATAGGAGAAGAGTAATGAAACATTCTATTTTTCTAATTTATGGAAACGTTTGTGGTTATTCATTGCATTTAACCACTAAGAACACAGATTTTTCTAAGACTAACATAATATATTGGTCGTTCGATAGAGAAGAAGCCACAGTATTCTTTTCTAGACAAGCCGCAGAAGAGCATATCGAACTTTACGCCCAAAAAATGCTTGAGTATATGACAAAGCTTATCCACAACTCAGAACTTTTGGGCCAAGAGACCAAAAATAAGAAATATATTGAAGCCTATGATGCCTATTGGGAACAACTCAAACTACTTGTTCCTGTGGAGGTAGAGTTATGACATACAAAATGAAGCCTGTTGAAATTAAAGCTTGGCAATACACTGGCGGAAGCGACCAATTAGAGACATGGCGTTTCCAAGAATGGGTTAAAGATGAATTGCCTGATTATGTAGACAAACTATCTGGTGCCAGATGGATTGCGTCTACAGACGCAAGACCTATTTTTAATATTAAGTATATTCCCCATGTAGACAATAAAGCACAGTACATGCCACTAATGGAGTTTCCTCTAAATGTCAATGAATGGTTTATCTTCAATCCCACATTAAAAGAGTGTGGTCACATTCCATTTAATGTACATTCTGAGAAATACTTCAATACGTTTTTTGAGGAAGTGTAAGATGATACTTTTTGGGTGTTTACTAGCATTTGTAATATATGTAGTTACGACTGTTTCTGCTTTGTCTGTACAATCTAAATTAGATAGCATTGTCATTATGACGGTAGGAGTTTTCTTAGAAATACTTATCACTATTTTGTTCTATACATTAGACATTGGAGGTTAATAATATGATTGTATATCCTAAAAAAAGAGAGTGCTACGCCTTTTACTATGACAAGGACTATTCTGACGAACAGTTCGCCAAAAAATTCAATGCATGGGCTGAGAAAGAAATTGGGTTACGTTTTGAAGTATTTGATTATCTTCCAAGCGACTTACATACAACACAGTTGCACATTGCATTTCAAGAAAAGAGCTATGACTATTTTGTGCCTATTAAGGGCAGATGGATTGCCGCAGACGTATATAATGGAACAAGCTATCCACAATTAATGTTCAAAAATTACACTGAGTATGAATTTAATAAGATTTTTGTGAGTGAATCTAGAGTCAATCATTACATCATCAAAGATGTAAAAACGAAGAAATATGTATCTTTATTCCATCATAGTCTTGTCCTAACCGATAAAGAAGCAAGTGCTTCCAAATTTGGTTCTAAAAACGCCGCAACACGATTTATTAACAATCAAGACTTAATGTCAAGAGACAAGAAGAATTTTGAAATCGTTCCAGTGTGTGACTAATAAGTGAGGCGATTACAATATGAAATACTACACTATTGCAGCGCAAAGCAGCAAGAATGGTAAGATGTGCTACTTGTGCCACGACATAATCTATGACTATGATTTGTCCTACAACGTTCATGATGCCGTGCAATTTGATTCCGAGGCAAAAGCCAGATACTGTTACAATGAATTAAAAAAGAACAAAGACAACGAGCATAGAAGAAATTTCATGGCATTTTTGTACGACAACTATTCCAACTACCAGATTGTTCAAGTTGAAACCACAATCCACAAAGTAATTGATTTAATGGAGGTATGAATATGAATTGCTATTACATCGACAAAGTGTTAGACAACATGGAAAAACAGAAGACATGGGCAAAGTCAGAACCAGAATTTATCTACTCTAATTATTACTATCGCCTATTCGTAAATTGGGGTACCGATACTGTATCCAAACTAGTGCATAGCTTCACAACCAACAAGCCCCTCAATGTTCATGTAGGTGAATACTTGTCTGTAGACCCAGAAGAATGCTGTGAGTGGCGTATTCTGGGAATCCATAAGTATGTTTACGACAAAGACCTAGTTATCGAACTTGATGTTGAAAAATTTGACTATCTCAAGGAGTGATTCTATGCATACATTATTTATTGTGGCCTCGGAGACTTCTGGCGGCAAAGATTCATTAGTCAATAGGGCATGCGCAGACAAAGATTTGCATATGTCTAAAGTCGTTTCTTATGCGACAAGGCCGAAGAGACAAGATGAGCGTGACGATTCACATGTTTTTATTAAGCCAGAAGAAGTAGCTCAATATAAGCCAAACATGATTGCATATACTAAAATTGGGCAATATGAATATTTTGCAACGGCAGACCAAATTTTAAATGCAGATTTTTATATTCTTGACCCAAATGGCATTAAGTCTTTCAAACATTTACTGGCGCAAAACCCCAAATACAACGATATTAGACTAGTGACTATCTATATCAATACCCCGCAAGATATTCGTATGGCCAGAGCATTGCTAAACCGCCAGGACGATTTTGATACTTATATGAAAAGAGCCAACGACGAAAGATATCAATTTGAAGAGTTTAAGCGCCATGCAGATTTTGATTATGCCATTTTGAATGTAGACTTCGACAAATCATACAAGATTTTTAAAACCATTATTCAGACAGAGTTGGCCGATAACTAACATACAGAGCGACTAGTGATAAGCTGGTCGCTCTATTTTTATATATAAAATCGCAAAAAATAGGACTAGCAACTTTATAGTCACTAGTCCTAAATATTTTACTTTCTGCTCTTCACCAACTCAGATAAAGCTTCTTCATCGTCCATTTCAATTATGTTCAATAAATTCATTGCTGGCTGCACAACAGTGTGTATGTACCCGTCTCCATTACGGTCTTCATAGTCAGAAAATATTTCCCAAAATGCTTCCGATTCCATTCTTGTCCACGCTTGCATTGGATTTTTCTCTTTATTTGTATAATATCTGTAGCTAGATATAAGATTTTCTCTTATCCTATTCCTTTCTGTTTTCATAGAATTTTGTTCCATTTTATCAATTCGCGAAATAATATCTTGCTGTGCGTCTTGCAAACCTTGAATTTTATCATTCAAGTCTTTTTGGATATCAAGGCTTTGTTTTCTATATTCTGGATACTTTTTTACAACTTCAAGTGCCTCTTTAAGTTCTTCATCACGCTCTTTCTTCTCATCATGAGACTTCAATAAGTAATCTGATATTTTTTTATAGACAAGAACAATAAAGACTACCGCTAAAACAAATTGTAGTGTTGAAAGAATAGTGATGTTCCCAAACACTTTTTCAAATGCTTCAATTCCTGGCAAAAACTCCACCCCCAATCCATTTTAGTTTTAGGCAATTATTTTGTTGGCTTGGATTGAGTTGGCGCATTAACAACCTTACTCATACTACACAGACTATCAATCAAATCACTAATGGCATCCATATCTATATCATAGTTAATCGTATCTGCAGATGCTTTAATCATAGACATAACGTACTCTTTCTTCTCTGCGCCGGTATCAAACTTTTTCTCTGCTTCCTTCATTAAATTCATAACTAATTGAACAACTTGATTCCAATTCTTCTCTTTAACAGCCTTTTGCACATACTTAATTAGATTGATAACTAGTGGAATTGCAGTTGCTAAACCGGTTAGAATAGCAATAATATAATTAATATAAGAACTATCTACCATGCGAAATCACCTCATTTTTACACTATATATCTGTTATAGTAGGCCTAATCTGCCTAGCACTGCAATCATTTCACAACGCTTAATATCGCCCTGTGGGTCGGCCCCATTAACAACTCCCTTGCTCGTGGCCTTGGCCCAAGTCCCTTCTTTCTTGCTCCAATCAGGTTCGGGCAAAGACTCAGCATAGGCGCTTGCTTTAGACAATAGAGCATATGCCTCTTCGTTGGTCAAACTCTTTAAAAATTCAGCTTTAGTCATATCAAGCTCATCCTCCTTAACTTCTGGTTTTACAGTGGGTTTTGTGGTGGGTGCGGTATTTTTATTTAGCACTTTATTTTTAAAATCAATCCATTTTGCTTCGCTACCAGATTCTTTATTCCACCCAATAATACCAGGGCAATTGCCAACAATAAATGTGTTCTCATTCTGTCTAATCAAAATAAATCCAGTTGGCACGGTAACACAAGAAACGGTAGCAGCTTCAACGGACATATCATTACTATTGCCAATGGTATAATTGTCTCTACTTATTAGTATAGCATTTATTTCAGGACAAATATTGGTTCTAATACCTTTTGTTGCGCATAATGCTTGAATTACATCTAAATTCTTTCGTACCTTAGAACGATAAGTAGCGTCTGTAGCATACACATCAACAATCACTAACTCGTCCCAAAAAACCTTAAATTGCTTTTCTGTCATCTCAAGAAGATTCCAATCAAACATCATATTATCTAGATATTTTTCTGCAAACATAACTATATTGTCGTCGCATACTCGCACTACATAAGAACCATCTTCGTGCGGCTCGATTATGTATTCATAACCAAAATTGGTTAATACTTCTTGTAAGTATTTAATGTTTCTGTCATTTCTTAAATAAAACTCGATTCCTTTTTCGTCTGCCGTGTAACGTCCATCGCATTGAATCCAAACTAACAAACGCAACTCATCATCAGATAGCTCAAAACCATTACCATGATAAATTGCGCCATTTTTAATAATGTATTTTTGTTTCGCTTTTCGTATTGCGCCAAAGTTTATTTCTTTGAATTTTGTAGAATGCGCACTATTTGGCATAACCCACATTCTATGATCAATAGTAGCTTTTATATCTCTATGGCATAAAATGTTAGTCTCGTATGGCTCAACAGTATCTAAAACTTCACCAAATGTGATATTGTCTTCTTTGGTATCGTATTGCGCCACGACATCACCAACTTCAATATCAGCTAGTAGTTTCCATCCATCTGGTGTTAATAGCTCTGTTTCATACATTGGTAGACAAAGTTTCTGATTTACATCATAATGTCTAATTAAATGATTGGCAGGAATATTGTATTTTTCCATCAAATATTGTGCCAATTTAATAGCATTATTCAGTGCTGCGTCAGTAAAATACCAATCCTTTGTATTTGGAAATCTCATATTACCAGTCCTGTTGCTAGAGCAGATTTCAATAGAAATACTATTATAATTCTTACACTTTCCATAAAATTTACCGCCGCCAGGATTGTCTTGTAATTTTCCGCCCACGGCATAAGTGTAACGATTTTTAATATCGCCATTATATTGAACAATATCAGTATCATCTACAATAAAATCTGCGCTGGCCGGACGAGTGTTATGTGCGAACATGTATGCCGTATTCCATGCTGTGCCAGACCTACTTGTTCCACCTGCAGTATAGTGAATAACAAGATATTCAATTGGTCTATTGTACTTCACAGAAGTATTAGCAGTACTCGTTCTTTGTCTAATATTAAGGCCCATTTAAGTCCCCTCCCTTTTAAATCGTTGGCTCGTCTTGCGCGAAGCCATTTGCCATTGCTCTTGCATAGTTAATGCCGTCTCCATTGGCGCTTGTATTTTCATCACGACTCTTGTCCACAACTTTGCCAAGAACAATGCCGATAGCCGTACCAATTGGAGTAAATACCACAGTATAGCATAGCAAAGAACCTACATAATCATGTCTAATACTCATAACAGCTAGTATGAAGCCGAACAATAAACCAACTGCTAAGAATATAATTAGATATATTGCCATTCTGTTAGTGAACCCCATTTTTTTCAAATGTTTTCTAAGACGTTTAAACATTGAAATCACTACCTTATATTACTTGTATTTACCAACTACTTGCAACATAGCCACAACGTTATGTTGAGTAGAAGAGTACGAAGTGCTTAATTTATATTGAACTTCATTGATACTTAGTGCGCTTAAATTGCCATTCAAATATCCATCTGATAATACCGTCAAACCAGCATATTTTACAGATTTAAATAGTCCAGCTGGCAATGCCTCGGAAAATGACACATGAGCGGTATCATAATAGCAAGAATCAATTTTTGTCGTGCATTTTAACTCTGCCAAAGCATTAGTTCGTCCAATACATTCTACACGCCCATTATGCCATTTTTTATATTCCCAAATTCCAGATACACCTTCTTCGGCAATATAGTCTACGGCACCATCTTTAAATACTAATGTAAATTCTGCAGAGTTTTGAATAGAGGTAGAGCCATAAGTTACATAGCATACATATATTAACGCATCATTAGACGCGCTTGCTAGGTTATTTTTATTAACAGTCAACACGCCACTTTTTACTGTTTCACTACCATCTGTTAACAAATTGGATTCGGTGCCACCAGTTTTTCTTTTCCAATATATTGTCATATTTTTGTCCGTCAAACTAATCGCTTGGCCATTAGAATATACTATTGGCGTAATTACGAGCGGAGTATCTTCCCAAGAAGGTACGTATGTTGTTCCACTATTAGTAGTTATCGCAGTTTGCATTTTTGATAAATTACATGATAGTTCCATGGCCAAATTTTGGCTGTCAGTTGCGTCCATAACTGTAATAGCGTTTGAGCTTAATAACATGATGTCACCCCCAAATTAAATATCTACAGTACAATAAAATTGCGCATTATGCTCAACATCGCTTGGTGTTACTACAATTGATTTTCTGCCAGTATGCTTGGCGTTCCAAATAGAATCAGCAGCCGCATCATCACTACGACGTATCCATGAGAAAGCTGTATCTGCATATTTACTTGTTGTCTCACTACCGCCAAAATAAACATGGCAAGACAATGTAGCTGATTGTGTTGTATCTGTAAAATATGTCGAGCCAGAGTCAACGACAATACGAACACTAGTAAAACCGTCAGTAATTGAACCACCAATAATTGTTTCGCCGTCATCGCCACGCATAATAATTTTGCCTTGGTTATTGATTTCAAAGGCATAAGTGCCGTCTCCACGTTCGCCAATTTGTATTGTACTACTAACAATTTTACTACCTTGAACAATGCCACCGATTAACATTTCAGCAATCAGGCCATAATAATATTCTCCGGCCACTAGTACTTTACCCAATACCATTTTAGATGTTTTAAAACCATCACTAGAGAAATTAATCATATTATTTGTCATCCAAATTTGTTCACCGTCATATTCTTTATCAGAGCCATCTTTGTATTTTCTTAAATGGATACCATACTGGTCCATAGAAATTGCTTGGTTAATTGAATTTGAATGTATAGAAGTGTTGGCATCTAAAAGACCCTCATCTAATTTTTTATCTAAAGTTGTGGCCTTATCTGCACCTTTTTGCCAATAGCTAGAATTTGAAGCCACACTTTTACCAGCAGTTACTGCACTAGATAGTAATTGCGCATGAATGTCAATCTGCGAATACAAACTAGAAAGATTGCCAAAAGTTACACTAAAGTCACTTAAATCATCAAAATCTATCTTAACTTCAAGTATTTGCGTTTTAACAACATACCCAGGTCTAATTTCTACTTTGATGTAATTACCTTTATCAAAATCTTTTACAACAGGCTCAAATTCAGGCATAGCCAAAATGTTTGCCATATCCATAGTAAAAGCTAATTGTGGCTGGCTTTTTTCTGTTAATTCTTTTTCAGCAGCCGCAAGCAATTCTTTTTTTACATCCAAAGAAGACCTATCGGTGTCAAGCTCATTCACAAGAAAACAATCATCTTTATATTCATCTTCACGTATAAATGGACTTAGCCTAATCATTTGCGCTTCCGTGAAGTTATTTTGCATTTCAATATCTTTTGAAATTACACTCATTTGTTCAGTAACTTTGGTCATTTCTGCATCAACTTTATCTGCTTCTGCTTGCTTTTTGCGCAATTCTGCCTGAACGTCTGTTAATTTCTTATATGTCTCTTCATATCTATGATGGTTTGCATTTGTAGTCTCGGCCCAACCAGCAGACACTTGTACCTCTTGAATATTTAAATATATTGCTTCTTTTTCTTTAAGCATGTTGATACCATAATCTTTATTAGCCAAAACCCATCTATATTCCGTTTTATTATTTTCGCCCTTGTAGCTTTCGCAAATATAATACAACACGCCATTAGATTGAATAGTATTATATACTTTATAAACTCCGCCAACATATTGAATGTCTGGCTCTGGAAACTCACCAAAACTACTAATATTGTCAATATCAATAACCCATTCATATTCTGTTTTGTCGCCCACTATTTTTGCTTTACATATATAATAAAATGTTCCACCGGAAGCATTAGATACTTTATATACTTTGTACACATTGTCGATAGAAGGTGTTGGCAACTCTGCGAAGCTACCAACAACAGGAATATCTTTGTCATTGCTTTCTTCATAGTCGGGCACGGCATTATACAATTTAGACTTTTGATTATACAAATCATCCCATTGTAACATTAACTTTGAGAATGGCTCTCTATTGGCGTCAATCTTTTTTGTATATCTTTGATAAGCGTCATATAAGTCTTGCCCTAGCCAATCAATTGTATTGTAATAGTCTATGTTTAGAATGTAGGGAAGGCCCAAATTGACCTCACGTATAGTTAGGTCATCTGCGCCGTAAACGTACAAACAAGTCTTAATATCATCAGCACTGTAGTCAATTTTAGCATTAGAACCTAATGTGTCTAGGGCAACATAAATGTTAGTTTCTTTACCAGCCTTATCTTCTTCATATAGATTAACAGTCCTATGATATGTATCAAATATTGCAACTAGCTTAAATGTTTTTGACATGTCGTTCATGATAAAGTCATAAATAGCTTGCCTATCTACTTCAAAAGAACGTTGTAATTTTACAAGACTTTCATCAATATGGCCAGGCTTCCATCCGGGCATTTTTTCAAGAACTAAATGAATTAAGCTTTTTGATGTATCAGCTGTATTATACAGTTGCACACCATCAATACTCTTTTCTGTGCCCATATTAATTACAAAATCTTCTAAATATTTTTGTGTCATTTCATATTCTAGAGAGTATGCAGTGATATCTTTATATTCGTCAACGCCATCCGCATTAATAGATGCTTGTTGAATCTGATAATACCCAAACCCAACAATGTACAATACTCTGAGCGCTTCAACTTTATCATATAAAGGATGAACCATACTTTTGCCAGTTACTGGATGTGTGTATAGTCTATGAAATTGGCATGTAATTTCACTATATGTGTTAAATTTAAAAGTTCCACTTGTTTCAGTAACATTAATACCGCCAATTAATGTTTTATCTGACTCACATAAATAAAAATCTGGCGCAACATGAAATCCAGATAATAAATTTTTCGGTAACTTCAAGTATAGTCACTTCCTTTCTTAATAAGTTCCTCCAACTTTTAATGGATATCTATATTTAAAAACATATTTTACTTTGCACGTGTCACTGCCAGGATTTAATACCAATCTATTATTTCCCGGCGCAAGTTGTAGCCATACAGGATAATCGGTTGCTTGGCCGTTAATTGCACCATAAAAATCCGAACCAATGACACGATATTCATCATTGGAATATACAATTTTATTTTCACAATCAACAGTCAGCGCCTCGCCCTTTTTAATATTTTTGATTTTAATAACATCTTCTGTATCTTGATTGGTAATTGTCATTTCCGCAATATTTTCATTCTCTGGAGCAATAACAATATAAGGACGAACATATTCTTCTGTTTCGTCGCCATCTTGCTCAAGTACAATAACTTCTTGCCCTGTATAAATTTGTTCAACATGTCGCAATGGAGAAAACCCATGAGGATAAGCAGAAGTAAAAGTGGCCACAAATCCAATTGTTTTACTATCAGCTGTTTCTTGTTGAATTTGTGTAAATGTTCCATAATATTCTGCAATTTCTTCATAGTCATCATCATAAAGTTTTAGCCATGATGGTTTTTTAATGCCGCCCAGCCATCTTAGGACGGTTCTGATTTCGTCTTTTGTAAAATATTCATAATTTGCTTTAATTAATGTAATAGTAAGTTCCAAAACATCATTGTATTTTGCACCATATACAATTCGTGTGCCATTTGGACGCTCAGTATAAACTTGGTCTAAAAGCTCACCAGTGTCAACTTCATCAAAATCTCCATCAAAAGATATTGCACTAATTAAATCAAAGTTTGTATTATAGTAGTCATTAAATTCAACTACATAAGGATATACTTGTGCCAATTAAATTCACCGTCCTTGTTTGATTTATAGTAGGGGAGCGCAATATAACACTCCCCTACTATTATTTACCTACTTGTTACAGCTCTTCTTAGTCCACCATTAACTTGTTGCATATACTTATCCATTTGCGCAGTAACAGCCTTTTGAATGTTTCCAATAGAATTATTATCTGCATGGTCAATATGTACAACTTCGTCAATATTCATAGTAATGCCCACATTAGAAGTAGACACATTAGGAACCATCATTTTAGGCGTTGCGCTTTCCATAGCCAAGCTAGGATTAGTGGCCAGCGCCATTAGTCGGTCAGTCATATCAGCTGGAATGACAGAAGTTCCCTTAGTCAAATAATCTAAACGGCCATGCTCATTAGGACGTAGAATTAACTCTTCGCCCAACTCATCGACCCAAGACAATGTATCGTCAGGAATAGAGCGATTGCCCTTTGCGTTTTTAGGAACTTTCCAAGTTGTGCCATTTTTAGTGATTGTTGTTGAACCGTCTTTGTTTTTTGTCCACTTAGAGCCGTCCCCACCGGTCATAGTGCTACCAGGCTTCGCATTGTCTACAAAATCTTGTCCCTTACTAGAACCAATTTTATAATCATTTTTAGAAGTGCTACTAGTACCAGTATATCTATTTCCGCCGGAAGAGCTAGAACCGCCACCACCGCCAGACGAGCCTCCCCCTCCACCAGAGGAACCACCGCCGCTGGTATTGCCGCCACCAGAAAGTTGACCATTTTTCTTAGCATTAGCAATTAATTCTGTCATAATTTTGTTTGCTTTTTCTGCGATTTTGCTTGCACTACCACTAACAGTTTCTTGTGCTTTTTTTACCGCCTCTTCATATAGTTCATCATATTGCTCTTTGGACATATTTTCGGCCATAGCACCGATAGCATTAACAATCTTTTGTGTATTTTCAACGCCAGCCTCTTTCACGCCGTTAACGGCATCTTGTGTGTTAATAATTTCTACATTGCTCTTATCAATCGCTTCATTTACGCCAAGAGTTGCATTAGCTAATGTATTTGTATTAACAGCATTGGCCAATCTATTATTATTAACTGCACTAGCAATAGTGCTATTAGATGCTATAACGTTGCCAGATTCGTCTACTAGTGTCTGTTTGATATTATTGCTATTAACATTTAGATTGCCCTGAATATCTTGTGCTGTGTTGTCAATTATATTTTGTACGCTACCTACATTCTTACCGACAGATTCAATGGCCTTTATGTTTTCTTCGGAAACCTTTTCGGATGTATAAGAACCATTTTTATTAACGCCAGTAACCTTGTAAATACCACCAGCAGTAACAACATTGTCGCCAACAGATAGGCCAGCGGGTGCTTTGCCGTTCGCTTGTACTTTGTAATAGCCACCACTACCAGCTTGTCCTTTGCCGCCAATTCTTCTTACATTAGCAATATCGTCAGAAGCATCTTGAAGGGCCAGACCATTTGCCTTTCTAATTGCGTTGGCCGCGTCACTTGCAGCTTGCATTGCGTCAGCATCGCCTCTGGCTTTAGCCGCATCATATTCTTTTGCATAGTCGTATACAGTTTGGCCAGTAGCATCAGACAGTGTGCCCTCACTAGCAGAATATCTATCATAAATATTCTTTACCTTATTTTCGGGAGTTGCGCCATAGCCTGTTTTATTTGCAATATTGGCAATATCTTGGCCAGAATTAGACATTGATACACCAAGTGCTTTTCTAATAGCGTTAGCGCCATTATTAGCCGCAACCATTCCTTCAACGTCGCCTTTGGCTTTAGCAGTATTATAAGCTTTTGCGTAATCATTTATTGTCTTGCCGGAAGCGTCAGCCCAAGAAGAATTAGTATCTGTGGCCCCGCCACCGGACCCGCCAGACCCTCCAACCAAGTCAGACTTTTTGACCCAACCAGTATATACGCCATTTTTGCCAATTAAAACTTCGTCTCCGCTAACTTTATATACTGTATAGCTCTTGCCTTTAGCAGACGCTGCAATTCTAGTACCATTACCACCATTCTTTGTGAAATTTGTTGCGTTCTTAGATAGTGTTACAGTATCGCCCTTAGAGATATTTCCTACTGCACCGCCGCCTGTGGCACCAGAGTTTACTTTATGGATTTGTGCAGCAGTAACATTAGATGGAGCAAAGTCATCTTTTGTCCAAACCTTGCCATTACCAGTCCAAGGATTGCCTATTTGTTGTTGTTGTTTGTTTAATGCATCAATTTGCGCTTGCGCGGCGGCTTCGGCTGCCTGAGCAACCTTTTGCCAGCCAAGCACCAAAGTATCTAGTTGCCCAGTAAAAGAGCTAACAGCATCTGCAAAATTAGTAGAATAGCCACTAATTGCATTTTCGCCGTCTTTCCATGGAGAAATTAAGCTGCTGCTTAGTGTTAGACCATATTGCTTGCCCAAATCTGTTAATGTATTATATACAATACTGGTTTTATCTTTCACCATAGTTAGAGACTCATCAACAACTTGATCAGTCTTTTTGAGCCATTCTTCCCATTTCTTTACCTCTTCGTCTTTTTCCTTTTCAAAATTTTCTAATTCTTTGTCAAGTGCTTCTTTTTGGGCAGTCTTTTGATGATCGTAGAAGGTTTCTTCTAACTCGGACTGTTTCTGTTTTAATTGCTCTTCCAAATCTTTTCGCTTGGCAATGGTAGATCTGGTATCATCTCCCGCCATGGCCGCTAGCTGTTTTTGGATTTTTGCAATTTCAGTTTCTTTTTCTGTGACACTATTTTGGAAATTATGCAAATCTTGCTCAGACTCCAAAAGTTCCTTTTTTTTATTAATAAGTTTCGTATACGCATCTACTTCCTTATCAATACCATCTTTTATAGCGTCAACACGAGCTTCATTAAGTTCTACAATAGCATCTCTTGCGTCATAATACTTTTCGATACTCTCATATTGACCACTAATTAATTCGTTTAACTTGCTTAGATATTCTGTTTCATTGTACTTGCCACTAGCATAATCAGACTTTAATTCTGTAATGGCCTTGGCGTATTGTTTTGCAACATATTGCGCACGTTCCATTTCTTGGGCATAAAGTCCAATAGTAGTAATTCCTTCGTCTGTTGCCCAATTTTTCTTACTAATTAACGCACCAACATTGTTTTGCTTTACTAGGCTATCTGTTTTATGGTCGAGCAAACTAATTACATTACTAATTTCATCGCCAACATAATTAAATCTATTAATAAGTTCATCAAATAGGTCCCAATGTAAATCATTCAAAGAGTTTTTAAATTCTTCGATACTAGACTCGGCATCAAGAATCTTTTCGTCAACTTCTTCAATGGCAGACTTCATATCATACCACTGTTGGCTGCCCATTTTAATTCTGCCAGCTTTTACCATTAGTGTTAATGTTTCATTTAATTGCTTTCTCTCTTGTGTATACAAGTCTAATAGCTTCTGTTGTTGCTTAATTTGCTGTTCCATGAGCTTTGCAGTTTTAAAGCCCATTTTTGCTTCAAGAATGTCACTAGAGGATTCGTACATATTATTCATATGTTCGTCGCCACTACTTTGATTCTCATATGCTTGTTGTTGCACCTCAAATTGAGCTTTGGCCGTCTCAGCAATTTGAGTCAAAGATTCTTCTGACTTTTTAGTATAATCAGATACTTTAGCCAAATAATCTAGCGCCTCATTAATCTTGTTAACAGTATCTTCGTCTTTGTATTCAGTTACATCAATTGAGCCATTTTTAATCTTAGTAACAATATCTTGAGACAAGCCAGACATTTTTTCATTTGCAAGTGCTTGATACTTCTTTGCCGCTTGTAGAGAATAAGTTTGCTCTTGCGCATATTTCTCCATTATTTTGTTATAATTTTCTGTTTTCTTTGCAATGGATTCAATATTGCTTAATTTGTTTTCAAGGATTGCTTCTTGTTCGGCAATGGTATTATCAAGCCGTGTGAATAGTATGTCAATCCAATCAATAAACTCCGAGAATTCGTCTGCTGCTTTTTTGGTTGCCTTGGCTGCGTTATTAGTGGCTTTAGCCACATTGTTAGTGGCCTTGGCAGCATTATTTGTTGCTTTTACGGCCTTGTCTTGTGATTTATCGTTTTTCTTATTCTTGTTATTATTTTTTGTTGGTCTGGTTCCGCTACCGTTCGTAAAGCCGCCCTTATGGTAAGGTGGAGTGTAAGAGTGCGCATTACCTTGCGCCATGGAAATACCATCACTAAGCTTTAGACTACCCTTCAAATGGCCACGAGATGTCTTGCCTTGGCGCAATAGCTCTTCTGTTTGCTTATGATTATAAATAATAGCACCCTTTGGCAAATCAATCATTTCAGTGCCATTATCGCCAACAGTGTAATACTTACCACGATATGGGTCAACAACTAGCTCTGGGCCTAGCTCGCCAACAATAGCGTTCTGTTCGTCTTCTTCCAAGCCATTTAATTGTCCTTTTAACCTTGCCGTACCAGCGGCATGAGCAGGAGTTGAATCTTTGGACACAGTACCATGAACAGAATGAGGCCCTTGCAAATTAGCCCAAACAGTACCTGCAGCATCGGAATCATCTTCGTTTATGGTTTTCTTTATTGTAACTTCATTTCTAGTAATAGTAAATGATTTGTCGGAAATTTTTGCTCTGTCAAGAGAATATACCTTACTAAGACAAGACGCAGCAGTTCCACCATCTGATACCTTAAAGCTTTTATTGTTAACTTTGGCTTCATCTAAACCTTCAACCTTATTCTTTGCTTCGTCGGCACTATCGCCGCCAATGACATTAAAATATGTATTGATAGTTTTATCGCCAGTTGGAATATTTGCTATTGCAGATTCCAACTCTGATGCATCGCCATTGATTGGAATAGTAATACCATTTAATTCATAACTACCCAGTTTTGTTACAAGTGCTTCGAGGTCGTCGCCAGCCTTCTTAACATCATAAGTAACTTCAATATTTTTCGCTTCTGCTTTAAGTGTAGCTAATTTCGATTCGGCCTCGTCAGTTGATATTTTGGCATTACCAAAATCAATTTCTTTCTTACCAGTATCTTTTGCTTCTTTAATTTTTGATTCTAGGTCAGAAATGTCCGACTGTATCTGATTATAATTCATTTGGATATCAATCGTACTGGGCTCACTTAGTTTTTGCTTATTAGCATTTAATTGTTGCACTTGTTCATTGGTCAATACAACTTTGCCATCTTCGATTTGAATTGTCTCGGTTTCATCAATTAGTCCTAGATTTCTGGCCAATTGAGTAGCAGTTTGAGATGTTAGTTGCATTTGGCCCATAAAGCCATTTAATAGCATTTCGCTCTGGTTCCACTGACCTGCATTATCTGCAGCTGCTTGTTTTGCTTTTTTTAGTGCGTCGGCGGCTTGGTCTGTCTTTTGCGCTAATTCGGCATACTTGTCACTTTCTACATTACCACCATCAAGAATGAATTGCTTTTGTTCATTTACTGCGTTTTCAAGTGCCTCAGTAGTATTGTTAATTGCTCTATCTGGAGCATTAGTCAAAATCTCAGATAGAGAATTACTCCATGTGCCATCGTATTTGGAGGCTTCGGTAAACAATGCAACAGCGGCTTCTTTTGTGATACCTAGCTTGTCTGCTACTTCGTCTAGCTCAATATTTGCGTCAGTCCACTCAAACGACCCATCTGTTTGTTTCGCTATCAAATCAAGCTTTTCGCAATCGTCTAACAGGTTTTGAATGTTTTGTCCAGTTATTTCAATACTATTATCGTCAACAGTAAAATAGTCCGCAAAATGTGGGTCATTATCTAAATAGTCATAAATTTGATCTAGCTTTTGAGTATAGTTTTCTGCATCCGCATAAGCAGACTCAGGAACCAACGCTTTAACTGCCGCTTGAAATGCTTCGCTACCAACTGTGCCTTTTTGGAATCCTTCGTTTAGCGTATTAAGCATTGCCACCATGGAATCGCCGTATGTAAGTTCTTGGTCTCTTGCTTGCGCAGCCTCAAATTCTCTAAACCCATCTGTTAATTCTGATACTTGAAGTTCTAGCAGAGCATATTCACGCATTGTTGCCTTAACCGCATCGATTTGGTCCATTAAAGCGTCAACATTCGCTAGTGTAGCAGCCTTAACCTCACCTTTGGCTTTAATATCCTTTGCCATTATTCCGACTTGTTTTTGTAAATCTTTTGTCAAATCGCCATAATTTAACATTGCATGGGCTTTTGCAGAGTTAATAGTCGCCTGAGTGTCTTGTCTTTTGACGTTAATCATTTGTCTGATAAGTTTTGCATTCTTTACTATATTTCCATTTTCCTTATCGACTACATCAGAGAACTTTTTACCATCAACAGTAATGCCCAGAAGATAATCGCTTAACGAATCATAATAACCATCAGAGATTTTTTGTCCGTCTATAACTGTTTTATTAACATTTTCTTGAGCAGTTTTATATTCATCAACATTCTTAGCAAGTGTTTCAGTACTCCAATCCGGCAAATCCTTAGATAAAAATCCAGAACCAGGAGCCATTCTACCCAAAGATATCCACGCAGACAAAACTTCATCGACAGACACACCGTATTCACGCGCCATCTGAGTTAACTTTTCATATGCTTGCTCTTGTTCGGTAAAACTACTCTTAATTTCTTCTGCTTTTTTTGTGTTGCCTTCACTTAGCGCAGTTTGTATATTTTTTTGTTTATCCATCCAGCTCGCGCCAATATCTTGAATGTCAGTAGCGCCTAACGCATTTCCAAATTCGTCCTTAAAATCACTAATTAAACTTTTTATCCATTCACCGTGTGGAGTATGTTGTTTAAAATCTAGAGCCATGCTGACTTCTATCTTTTGTTGAGATATAGTGCTTTCTATTTCGTTAATCATGTTTTGGACATATGATTTAACCTCTTGGCTGACATTATCATTATTTAAGATATTTTCGCCAACATCGCCCATTGCGCGTGCCCAGTTAATAACATTGTCATAAACTTCACGACTTGCGCCAGCGGATTGCGCCTCTTGTATTTTTGAATAAATGTCCTGTAGTTGATTTACTCTTGAAGCCAAGTCAGGGTCGGCCTTTATTTCAGCTTCGGCAGCTGCGTCGTATTGGTCTTTCCATTTCTTTGTAACTTTTTGCATATTATTTAACGCGCTAGTTACTTGAGATTCTAATTCCCCTTCGTCAAGACTAAAGATGTCGTCTACGTTAATACTATTTTCTGTGGCAATACTTTGTAAGTCTTTCATAAACGAGTTTAATGCATTTTCTTTTTCAAGTGCGGTGCCTGTTACTTGTAGTTTCAGTTTGGCCCCACTGCCATCAATAGTAATACCATATTTTTTCGCAGAAGCTTGTACTTGTTTCATAATGGTACCAATTCGGTCTACATTTTGATTCCACTCTATCTCTGGGTGTAATTCTAGTCTACTATCTCCAAGCTCCATAGTGTTAGTGCCACTAACATTCATATAATCTGTGGCTTTTGCTATATCTTTTGCATTGTCTCTTAAATATTGTCTTGCTTGTTTTGCTTCTAGTTCATCAAAAGCGGCATTTGCTTGTTCAACACTACTTGTTAAAACATTAATTGCACCTGCTTCGGCACCGTATTTGCTAATCATTTCACCTTGCAGGTCTAATAGCTGTTTACGAGTATTGTACGCTTCTTGCTGAGACAAACTACCAGAAGCCAAGCTTTCCTTTAGTTCTTGTATTTTTGCTCGATAATCCGAAACGGACTGTGCTGTTTCTTGATATTCTTGCGCGGCCTTTTGTGCGGCTTGATAAGCTTCTTCTTTTTTTTGGATAAAATGATTAATAATGCCAGAAACTACTTGGAATCCGATTAAAGCTACGTTGAATCCAAGCATAACTTTTGACAACGCGGACAACTGAGATATTGAAGCCTTTAAGGATTTGCCTCCAGCTTTAAGTTTTGCAAAGAATCCTGTGGCGGCAACTTCGTTTTTCTTAAAGCTATCAGTAACAACATCACCATAACCACCATATGCGGCCATGAAGTCAAATTGTCTACTAGTTTTTGCCATCTTTTTAGATACTGCCGCTTGTTTCTCTGCCATAGCATTTCTTTCTTTTGCAGCGGTATTTGCTTCCAAAATGCCAGTTTCTTTAATCATTTCAGCACTATAACCCTGAGAAGACATAATAAGCTCTGCAGTGCTTGTTGATAGTTGTCCATTTACGACAAGCGCTTTTAGTTTTGCTACATCTAATTGCCCTTCGGAATTAAGTAATTCCATATTTGTTAAAATCTGCTGTTGTTTTGCAACATTAGCAGTTTCTGCGGCAAAAGCTTCCGAAATTTCTGCTTCTTCTAATCCAAGTTTTGCAACTTTAGCGGCATTAGCGGCTGCGGCGGCAACAGTATCAGCTTCGGCAACTTGGTTCTTTGCTAGGGCAGCAGCTACTTGTGCTTGTGTTAGCCCTTGCTCAGTCAAGACTTGCGCTTGTTGTTCTGCGCTTAATACTTTTACTGCATTTGCATACGCGACAACAGAAGCTTGTCCAGATTGCATAACATTTTGTACTCTTGTAATGGCATTGGCCATTTTGTCAGCTTCAACCGAGCCACCAAGAGCTTCTTTGAAATTCATTTTGAGCATGTCTCTATTTTTCCAAAGAGTAATACCAGATATAGTTGTGAAAATAGTGGGTAGAATACCAGCCACATCTACAACTTTAACAATTGCTTTCGCAAGGTCAACAAAGAATTTAACTGCGTTGGAATTTAAAGAATCATTCCACATTGTTTGCCATGTGTTCTTTAATTGATTTACATGACCCTCAATAGACTTTTGTTGCTTCGCAAATTCTTCATCTGCACTGCCAGCACTGTCTATGGCTGATTTATAAGCACTTTCAATCAAATCGGAATCGTCAAGTAGGGCGGCAATAACGGAGCCACGATTCTTGCCCGCTATAAGGTCTAACAAAGCAGCCTGGTCTGTATCGTTCATTTGCTTCCATACTTTACCGATACCAACAATAACATCATAAGTGGCCTTAAAATCGCCAGTATCTGTTAGAATATCAAATCCGCCCTTACCATTTACATTGGTTAGAGCAAGAACTTGGTCTCTTAATTTAGATGTGCTTTCGGCCACACCATCAGTTTCTTCTCCCTCTTCTTTCAATTCTGTAGTCATGCCTCGAATACGCATAGAAACTGTTTTTAATGCGTGGCCTACGCTTTCTGGGTTTTGAATAGTTGTATTTGCGGCGGCAGTCAATGCAATGGTTTGCGCTAAGTCATTGTTAGCAACTTGCATTGCGGCAGAAGACCTCATCAAAGAGGTAGCAATTTCATCAGAACTGATTGCATAATTGTTACCCACTTCATTAAGCATATCAATTACTTGCATAGAGTCTTTGCCAATATCTCCGCTCATTTGGCTTCTGAACGCCTGCATAATAGAAATCATAGAATCTGTTGCGTCAGAAATATTCTCAAATTCCGATACGTTCATTAACTTAGCAGTATTAGCCGCCAAGTCAGCCGCATCATTCATAGAATAGCCTAAACGTGCATAGTCAGCCGTACTACTAACAATATCTCGAATAGTAGAGCCAACTTGCGTAGCCGTCTTAGAAGCAGTATTTAAGAAATTACTATAAGATGCGTCTGTTTCGTCTGTAACTTTCTTTAATTCTGTTAGTGCGGCGTCAATCTCTGTAACCTGTTTAACACCACTTTTAATAACTCTTATGGCATCATAAAAGCTTACAAAGGTAAGCATATAGGAACTAAAGTCTTTAACCTTGCCAGTAAGCTGGCTAGTAAATTGTTGCCAGCCAGTTAGTGTAGACTTAGACCCAGACGCAAACCTAGTCATGGATTGCGTCGCTTCATCAAACTTTACTGTAACACTATGAATTCTACCAGCGCCATCATTAATGTTGGCCGTCAAAGTTCTCATGTCACTAGACATTTTACTAGATACTAAAGAACCGTGTTGCATTGCCTGTGCATAAGCTTCCATTTCTTTAGTTCGAGCTTTTAAATCACTAGTGTCGCCAAGCATCTTTTTGGTTTCGCCTTTTGTGGCGAGTTTATGAGAAGTTTCAAGAAGTTGAGTTAATTCTCTTTGATACTTTTCAACGGCCTCTCTAGCCTTATTCCACTCATTAATCTCATCGCCAGTAATGCTTGCGGTACTCTTACTTTGTAGCTTTGCCCTAATTGCATTTAGTTGATCTAGTGCTGTTTTATATTGTTCAATCTTTTGAATAGCAGTTGGGTCTACAATTTCCAAGCCGCCACTACCAACAGTGCGAATACCTTGTTGCAATGCTTTAATTCTTTCGGCTGCTCTTTCAATGCTTGCAAATTGTTTTTCTAAAGAACCGCCAAAAGCAGTTTGGCCCTGCGCATCTCTCGCTTTAGCAACAAGTCTTTCAGTGGACGCAAACATTTGATCTAGATATCTTGTTTCAACTGCGAGTTCTTCTTTATTAAAAATCTGTAAATCAAATTTGCCAACACTGCCCTTAATTCTATCAATAGATTGTTTAATCTGATCTTCGTATTTGGTGCCCAGTAAATTCTTAGTATTGGCAGGGTCTAGAAAGCCATTTAATTTGTTTAGTCTTTGCTGATATTGAGAGTACATTTCTAATTGTCTATTTAGTTGCTCAATAGCAGCATTCTCTTCTTTTAATTGTGCTATTTTATTTTGAATGGCGACGCCGCCTGTGCGCAGATTCTGATATTCTTCTTCTGTCATTTTTCTACGCGCAGAACGAATCTTGTCAATTTGATTAAGCCAATCGTTGTATTGTTTAGTTAAATCTTTACCAGTATCATGAGTGCCAGAATAGCCCTCAAAAGCTCTTTTCGTAGATTTCTCAAGACCGGCCAATGTTTTTAGATTGATGGTCTGATTTTTGGCCATAGCTTCCATTTTGTGGCTTGCTTCTTGTGCGGCATTACCAACATTCTTCAGGCCAGATGCTTCGCTACTTAATGCGCCAGAAGACGCGCTGGCACTAGCGGCAGCATTTCTATTAGCGGCAACAAACTGGTCTTTGGCTTGGGCCGCAGATTGAGCCTTGTTCTTAATTTCATCAAAACCACTAGCTTCTGGCTTTAAATTGCTTGCGGTTTTAACAGCACCAGTTTGAACAGTAGGAGAAACCTCAATACTGTTCATCTTGGACTTAATCTTTTCAATTTCAGCAGCCAAAGTATTAAATGCGCTTGTAATCTTTTCAGTATGTACAGTAACATTGCTAAAGTCAAATGTTGCATTCATTAAAGATTTAATATTATTTAATTCGGCTTCAATTTGGTCACGCATTACGGTAAATTGCTGAACAATGTTACCAGTATTTACATCAATATTTTGAAACTTGAAAGAATTATTTAATGTATCGGCTAATTTATCAGTAGAACTTTTTGATGCTTCTTTGATTTTTTGTTCCATTTTATCAAGTTCGCCAAGGCCAGCCATATTAATAACACCTGGCTTAACTTTGTTAATCAAATTAGAAACAGTAACTAATTCTTGTTTATATCTCTCTAATTCAGCAACTACTTTTTGAATCTTGCCAACAGTATCTGCACCGGCAATTTTACCAGCCATATTGATATTGTCAAACTTTTGAATAGTAGTAAGGAACTGACTTAACTTGCCAGTATCCATTGAGCCAAGGGCCTTAGAATATGCTTTACTATTCGTGTTAGAGAACTTACTTTGCGCACTTACTAAATCTTGTATAACATCTAAAGTGGCTTGCGCTTTTGCACGATAAGCTTCTAGTTCGCCAGTCTTATCTGGGCTACCAGACTTCATGTTAAAGATATTACTTGTGCTAAAATTTTTCTTACTAATAGCATTTAATATCGCATCAAATTCTTTTAGCTTGGCCATTAAAGAGTCTAGAGAAGTTGCACCTGTTTGCGCCATAGCATGAATGGCAGTTCCCTCTGTAGAGAAAGCATTCTTCATTGGCTCTAGCGCAGCCCTAATCTCTTGAATTGCCGCTTTAACTTCTTGCAATGCGCTAATAATGCCAGAAAAATCAGGAGTGGCCTCTTTGCCCATGGATTTCATAGACTCTACTAGTTCTTTTTTCTCTTGCTCAAGCTTGTCTACCATTGCAGAATATTCTTGTATTTCTGCTTTTAGCGCATCATTAGAGCCAGTCATTTTAATAGAGTTGTCTTGTAGCCCCTTCATTGTAGTTTTTAAACGTTCAATTTGTTCTTCGTATGCACGAACTTGCGCGGCAGCTTTCTCATAATCTCCTGACAATGATTCGTTTCGATTATGTTCATACATAAAAGCGCTCATCTGGTTTTTATATTGAGTTCTAGCAATTTCTTTTAGGGCTTGCATAGCTGTTTTTGCGCCAGCTTGAACATCTGCAATAATTCCTTTGTATCGGAGAGCCACCACGTCTCCCATAGAATATTCCGTACCATGACCATAAATCTCTCTTAGCGCTTCTTTTAAACGCCCCACTTCAACATCAGGATTAACTTGCACTTTAACATCTGTTTTAACAGAATCAGGAGCTGCATTTTGTACTGCCTTAGTAATATCATTTTTGACTTCCCCTGCCTGGACATTTGGCTTAACATCAACTTTTGGATTGAGGTTAATTGTGCCAATATTTTTTGTCCATTCAGTTGTAAATCTCATGGTGGACTTTGTTAAAGCGTTCATTTGCTCTTGGACACTTTTGCCCATTAACTTATCAATGTCAAGAGGCGCTTTAGAACCCATTTCTTTAAACGCACCATTAATATCTTTCGCAAGATTTCTTATTCTATTAGAAACGTCTTTTGTGCCGATATCTTTACCAATACCATTTAGACGATTCATAAAACTCAAAGACTGCTTGCCAAACTTATTAAAATTAGCCGTTGCTTTTGCTAAGTCGCCAGACATAACTTTGCCGAATGCTTGTTTGAGCGCTTCGCCAGCACTACGTCCTTCTTGTTTTATTGAAGTTAAAGCGCTATCTAACTTAGAAAATGTACCAAGAAGTTTGTCAATATTTTTAATGTTGGACACTTGAAGGTCAAGCTTGCCATTTTCTTGCAATTCTCTTAATTTAGATTCGATTCTTTTTGATAGCGCGTCAAGGCCGGACTCATCAGCTTTAAATCCAACATCAATATTAACTTTCTTTTCAATTACGTTACCCATCGTCTCACCACTCTTTCTATCAAATTATAATTTCATTAGCTATTTTATCTGCTAATTCATTTGCATATTGTTCCAAATCATTATCCAATTGGTCTTCTGGGCGTCCACTTGTGACTGTGGCATCGGAGTATCCATTACCATTCCAATAATAAATAGGGTGTTCACCGGCCCAGAATCTATCAAAAATCCAGTCTGCCTCTGGTGTACCGTCAGCGTAGCTCCTGCCATGCTCTCTTGGATGCCAAGGAACCCATGCGCCGCCGTCTTGGTGGTATGGAGAACTACTAGCGTGGCCCTCAAGCGCATCACTAGAGAATCGAGTGCTTACGCTCAATCTATGCCCACCACTATTATTGAAAGTCTTATATGAATCATATAATTTACCAGTTCTTCCATATCTGCTTGGGCTATACCCAGCATAATATGTTTCAACAGCCTTATGAGATAAAATGTCTACTTTTGCCCTTGCTGTTTCTCCATATCTCTGTACGACCGAATTAACATTCTTTTCCATGTCCTTTATAATTTCTTGCGCTATCGCCTTAAAATTAATAAAAGCCATAACTAAATCACTTCCAAAATTATTTTTTAATCTTATTAACAAATTGTAGAATCTTGTTAACATCATCTTGATTTACATTTACATCTTCCAGATTAAGCCCAGAAACTTTCTCTCCAATGTTATCTACAAACTTTCCAAACTGATAGGATAGGTCGCCAAGGAATCTACCAACTTGCGCCTCAAGACTATTTTGCGCCAGCACATATTCTTTTTGTAGAATTAGCATTTCAGTCATTCTATTATATTCTGGCAGGGCCGCATTAATAATCATATCTAGCAATCCATTCGCAGTCAATGCGTCATAATCATCATAATATGTGTCAGTAAATTCAATGTCTGTATATGCTTCAATAAATTTAATATGGAATATAATATATAGCTCTACTCCATTCAGTAGAATATTACCTTCTTCATATTCGGAACAACGCGCAATTGTTAAATTAATTATTTCTCTTTTCTCATTGATAGGTAAATATTCTTTTACATTAATTGCGCCAATAACATCAAAATCATTATCTTCTCTCGCTTTGTTAATTAGTTCTAGTGCTGTCATAATTTGAACTCTCCTTTTCATTCTTAGATAAAAAATCACCAGAGCATAACCATATCAGTAGTTATCCCTGGTGATTTAAATTTTATTTTTTTAAATTAACTACTTCACATCAAAATAAATCTTCGCCATTAAAATCTTCCATAGTTGCATTATGATTTAAAATCAAATGGGCACAACCAATAAGAGCAGATTCAGCGGCATCTTCTGTCAATTCTTTACTAAACAATTCGTGCGCCAAATTTAATGACTCGAATTTTAAACTTGTTCTTGTTTTTTTGCCTTGCTCAATACCAACAGTTTTGCGCCACTTACTAGGCTCTAAAATATAATATGGTATATCAAGCTCAAAACACTTTCCAATAATACATCCTTGAAGTTGTGAGAGCATGCGCAATGTTTTTGCATTTGATTGAAATGCTGTTTGCTCAAATACAATTTCATCAGGTTTTTCTTTTTCAATTATTTTATAAATGCTAGTTACCATATGTTTAAATCTTAATTCTGAATCTTTTTCTTTTTTTAAATTAATTGTTCCAGATTTAATCCAAATTCCGTTCTTAAACAAACTAATTCCGGTGCAGTTAGAACTTTGGTCAAAAGCCAGCAAAATCAATTAAAATCACCCTTTCTATCAACTATTTTATTATTTTAAAAATAAGTACTATAATGTACAAATATTAATAATATTTTCAAATTTTAATAAAACTAAAAGTATTACTAATGTTTAAACATTATGTCTTTAAAAAATCTATATGTGCGCCTAGAGTTTTTGTAGCAAAATTGTTATTATTAAACATATTTATCATATTATTTGTATTATATTTTGTTTATTTGTTACAAAAATTTCTCACTATCTTTAGTCAAAATGCGTCTTGAAAAATTATTAACCATAGCATACAATAAGTGTACAAAAAGCAATAGGAGGCATACATTATGACATATGGATACGTAAGAGTAAGTAGCGACAAACAGACGGTCGAAAACCAAAAATTTGAAATCAATAACTTCGCAAGACAGAATAACATTCAAATTGATAAATGGGTAGAAGAAACCATTTCTGGCGCAAAAGATATTGATAAGCGTGTTGTCGGAGAATTGCTTGAAAATATTCAAAAAGATGATATTATTATTTGTTCCGAAATTTCACGTCTTGGCCGTTCTGTTTTTATCGTTATGGAAATTTTGAATATTTGTATGGAAAAAGAATGTCAAGTATGGACAATCAAAGATAATTATAGACTTGGCGATAATGTACAAAGTAAAGTCTTGGCATTTGCATTTGGCTTGGCCGCTGAAATTGAAAGACAATTGCTCGTCTCTAGAACAATTGAAGGGCTGGCGCGTAGAAAGGCCGCTGGCCAAAAATTAGGTCGCCCGAAGGGTTCCAAAAACAAGAAAGTCAAATTGTCCGGTAAAGAAGAAGCCATTAAAATTTTGCTACAGGAGGGCAACAGCAAGTCCTCGATTGCCAAGCTTTTGAATGTCAGTAGAAGTACATTGTGCCGCTATGCAAAAGATAATGGTCTTGATTTTGTGTCAAAATAATAATTTCTTGCGACAAAATTTTAGACATGTGTTGGCGTGTTGCAAAGTAGCATACATTTGATGCGTACAATAACATGAATAGTGTAGGTTTTGACACCCACTTGCTCATAGAAGCTACCAATATAGCACATGTATTAGGGCAAAAAATCGTTCGTTAAAAGCCTAATATTCGTGACTGGTGGTGTTAAAAAATGAGTAATGAAAAAATAACCATTTTAGATGAAAGAGATAAGGTAAAATCTACTCTTATTTCTCTATCAGTTTCCGGTTGGGACAACGACTCCAAATCTCAAACAGTGAGTGTGACCGATGTCTTGGCCGACGAAAGCAAACAATTAATTATCCCAATGCCAACTATTGCTTCACAAAAAATATATTATGATGCAAGCATTAAATGTGTGGCCCAAAATGTAAATAGCTTGACATTTGAATGTGACACAATCCCTACTGCGGCTATTGATATCTATGTGGCCATTCAGGAGGTGATCGCATGATCCTAAATCCTATTAAAAGTGGAATCAATACTAATGACGCCACAGCAACAGCCGAAGATATTAAAATCGGCGAAACCGCATATGCAAAAGGCCAAAAATTGATTGGAACCTTAGAAACGCTAGACACATCCGACGCTACCGCAAGTGCTAATGATATTGCTAATAATAAAACTGCATATGTAAATGGCGAAAAAGTTACAGGCAATGTATTTGAAACTAGTGGTAACGCCGCACGTAGCGCAACTTCAATTTTTAAAAATGCGGATTTAAATTCATTAGATGTTAATTATACATTTAATGAAAGCACAATGTTTCGTACACCAGCGTCGTTACATTTATATCTCCAATGAGTAACTTTGGAAATGCTACCGCAAATGATGTGGCGGCTGGGAAGACGTTTACGAGCGAGAACGGGTTGAAAGCGACCGGAAATCTTATTGTCCTAGACACGTCCGACGCCACAGCTACCACAAGCGACATCAAAACAGGCAAAACTGCGTATGTAGACGGTAGAAAATTAACAGGAACCGCTTCACTTGCAAAAACCAGCGCAGATGTGACGGTCACACGAAGCGGCGTTGTTGACGGTGTAGACGATATTTCTTTCGATGGCACAGAATTAACTTTTAGAATATATAAAGGCCATTCCACAATTACGTCAGTTACAGTAATCCTTTCATAAAATGTGATAGCCGATTGCCTCTAATCACACTCGAACATTTGTTCCACATTTTTGTGCGATAAATCGTTCGTTTTTTTTATGAAGAAACAACCGTTCGTTAGTGATAAGGAGGTACCCGTATGAGCGCCAATAAAATTACAATTTTGGACGAGACCGATAAGACAGAACTTGAGCAAAACAAAGCAAATGTTGATTTATCTAATGTTAATCAAAATAATATTTTGGATAAAATTGGTGTATTGCCAATCGCCAATGGAGGCACCGGTTCTACTACTGTAGAACAAATAGCACAGACTTTATCTGGGCATTTAGTTCCTTTTAGTGGCGGAACTATGACTGGTTTATTAAATGTTCTTACTCCTGTTGGAGATAGCAATGCCACTACTAAAAAGTATGTAGATGACAAACTAACCACCAAAGCCGACCTTATTTCTGGCAAAGTACCAGCAAGCCAGTTACCCGAAGTGGATTATGCGACAACAGATTTGTCAAATGTAAATCTTACGTTGAAATTTGAGAAAACGTCTGTACCCGCTTCTGTATATTGGCGTTCTATTACTTATGGCAATGGTGTTTTCATTGCTGTTGCAAGCGGCACTAATTTATGCGCCCACAGTACAGATGGTATCAACTGGGAAATATCATCATCTACCACCGGTTCGTCAACCGAATGGGGACCTCTGCCATACTCCGCTGATTGGTATTCTGTTTGCTATGGTGGAGGTAAATTTATGGCAGTGGCGGGTCAAAGGAAAAACTACGCTGCGTACAGTACCGACGGAAAGGTATG